ACCATCCAGGGAATTTTTTGCCCTTTGGATCAGACACATATTTCCAGAATATGAAAAATCACTGGAGGTTCGATGGGAAGAAAGAGGCACACGCCGACCGCCGACCAACGGCGGCAGGTTGAGACCATGGCAGGTTATGGAATTCGCGAGGCGGACATCGCGGGTGTCATGGGCATTGATCCGAAGACACTCAGCCTTCACTACCGGGACGAGCTCGATCTTGGGCACGTTAGGACCAACACGCAAGTAGCTGACAACCTGTTCAAGATCGCGACCGGCACCGGGCGTGAGGCGGTCACCGCGGCGATTTTCTGGCTGAAGGTGCGCGCCGGTTGGTCCGAGTATGCGCCGTCGCCATCGCCATTGCCGCCTCCGCTCGGCAAGAAGGAGCAGGCGACGATCGACGCGGTCAAGAGCGCCGATGGCACCGAGTGGGTCACGCTGGTGCACTGATGCTCGACCTGTCGTGTGCGGACTGGGGCGAGCGCATTCGCAATCTGCGCTCGCTGGTCCCGCCGGCGGCGCACAGCATCAACGCGGCCGAGACCGCGCGCGCGACCAGGATCTTCGACAAGCTGCGGCTGCCGGACGTGCCGGGCACGCCGGCGCTGGCGGATGCCGCCGGCGCGTGGTTTCGCGAGATCGTCGGCGTGCTGCTCGGCGCCGTCGACACGGAGACCGGCGAGCGGGTGATCCGCGAGCTGTTCCTCTTGGCGGCGAAGAAATCGAGCAAGACGTCCTACGGTGCGGCGCTGATGATGACGGCGCTGTTGATGAACAAGCGGCCGCGCGCCGAGTTCTTGCTGGTGGCGCCGACGCAGGCGGTGGCCGACCTGGCGTTCATGCAGGCGGCCGGCATGACGCAGATCGATCCGGACGGGTTCCTGCAGAAGCGGATGCTGGTGCAAGAGCATCTGAAGTGCATCACGGATCGTAGGACCAAGGCGCAGTTGAAGATCAAGACGTTCGACACGAGCGTGCTGACCGGCGTCAAGCCGGCGGGCGTGCTGATCGACGAGCTGCATGAGATTTCGCGCAACGCGAAGGCCGCCCGGATCATCGGCCAGATCCGCGGCGGGCTATTGCCGATCCCGGAGGCGTTCCTGGCGTTCATCACGACGCAAAGCGACGAGCCGCCGGCGGGCGCGTTCCGGGCCGAGCTGAACATGGCGCGCGCGATCCGCGACGGGTTGGCCGGCGCGGCGGGCGCCGCGATGTTGCCGGTGCTGTACGAGTTTCCGCCGGACATCGCGAAGGACCGGCAGCAGTGGCAGAATCCGGCGCACTGGCCGATGGTGACGCCGAACCTCGGGAAGTCGATCACCATCGACCGGCTGGTCGCGGACTACGAGACCGCCACCTACAAGGGCGAGGAGGAGATCCGGCGCTGGGCCTCGCAGCATCTCAACATCGAGATGGGCATCGGGTTCACGACCGACCGTTGGGCGGGCGCGGACTTCTGGGAGGAGGCGCAGGATGCGGCGCTGACGCTCGAGGAGATACTGATCCGGTGCGAGGTGGTGGTGGTCGGGATTGACGGAGGTGGGCTCGACGACCTGTTCGGGGTCGCCGTGCTCGGGCGCTGCCGCGAGACGCTCGACTGGCTGTGCTGGACGCATGCGTGGTGTCATCGGAGCGTGCTCGAACGGCGCAAGTCGATCGCGGCACGGCTGGTGCAGGCGCAGGCGGCCGGTGAACTGACAATTGTCGAGCACGCGAAGCAGGACATTGAGGAGATCGTCGAGCTGATTGCCGAAATCCGGGACAAGAAGCTGCTGGCGTGCGTGGCGGTCGATCCCGCGGGCCTGGGCGAGTTCATCGAGGCGTTGCGCGCGATCAAGATCACGCAGGAGGGCGAGCAAGTCGTCGGCGCGCCGCAAGGCTATCAGCTTATGAACGCGATCAAGACGGCCGAGCGCAAGGTCGAGAACGGCACGCTCAAACACGCGCCAAACGCGCTGATGGACTGGTGCGTGGGCAATGTGAAGATCGAGCCGACGGCGACGGCGATCCGGGCGACCAAGCAGAGCGCGGGCGACGCCAAGATCGATCCGTGGATGGCACTGATGGACGCGGTCACGGTGATGGTGCGCGATCCGAAGCCGCAGCGCGATCCCGAGTATCAGTTGTTCTTTGCGTGAGTGAGTTTAACCAGGCAACCAAAAAAGGAGCAAATTGCCATGGCACAGCAAGAAGGTGGACAAGGACAAGGCGGCCAGCACGGTCAATATCAGGGCAAGAACATCCGCAACATGCGTGACGCGCGAAAGGGCGATCAGGGCTTTGCGGATGGCCAGGACCAGGTTGTTGTCACGCTCGAGGACGGCACCGAAAAGGTCGTCAAGCGCAGCGAAGTTCAAGAGCGGCGCTAAGCCGGAAGTGCGTAGAGTGGTGGGGGCTTACGCCCCCAGTGCTCGTTCCCTGGCCTTGAGGCCGTCCCAGTGGCCCCGGTCGATGGCCTGCTGCTCGAACTGGTTCCTGGCGGCTGGAAGGCTCCAGCCATTGAATGCGGCGCAATGTGCATCGAGGTAGGCGCCGGTCTGCTTGATGGGGTCTTGCTTGGTCATGTCCGTGTTCCTTCGTTCCAATACTTGTAATGTACTTTGATTTACCAAGTAGTCAATGTATTTCAGTAGTATTTGCGCGTTATTATTTGGACAACGTAGAGCAGGCAAGTAAAGCAATGGCCGACCGCGACGTGGTGATAGCGACGGGCCTCGCCGCGCTCATCGCCGCCGTGGCAATCGTGTTCGCCGTCGTGATGTTCCGGTTCTGAAAAGGCCAACCGCCATGCTCAACAGGGCTTATTCGATCCTCACTGTGAAAGCGGTAGAGGATGATCAGCGCATCATTACGGGCACGGCCACAACACCTGAACCTGACAGAATCGGGGACATTATCGAGCCGCTTGGCGTAAACTACAAAAACCCGCTTCCGCTTTTGCACCATCACAAGTCCGACAAACCTATCGGCACGGTTACGTTTGATAAACCTACCGAGGACGGAATTACCTTTAAAGCGCGAATACCTCACGTCGCAGAACCGCCTTCTCTGAAAGATCGCGTAGACACAGCCTGGGCAGAAGTGAAGGCCGGGTTGGTGCGCGGCGTGTCGATCGGGTTTCGACCACTTGAGCACGCGATGCTCAAGGATGGAGGAATTCGTTTCATTGAAACCGAAGTCGTAGAGCTGAGCTTGGTAAGTGTGCCGGCAAATGCTTCGGCCACAATTCACACCATCAAATCTCTCGACACCGCGCAGCGGGCCGCGCCTGGCCGCATGCCACGCGCTGTCGTGCATCTCAACCCACCCGGCGCCTCGGGACGAACATCAGCCCAGGAGGGCGCCATGAAGACTATTGCAGAGCAAATAACCGCGCTGGAAGCGAAGCGGATGGCGAGTGCCACCCGCATGGAAGCCGTGATGCAGAAGACGTTGGACGAGGATCGCACCTCGGACACGGCCGAGCAGGACGAGTTCGACAAGCTGTCCGGCGAGGTCGAGGCGATCGACAAGGACCTGGTCCGCTTGCGCCAGGTCGAGAAAGCCAAGGCGTTCACGGCTCGGCCGGTGACCAAAGCCAGCACCGCGCAGGAAGGCTCCGACGCGCGCGGCTCCTCGATCATCGTCAAGCCGCAGCCGAGGCTGGAGCCGGGACAGCTGTTTGCCCAAAAGGTTAAGTGCTTGGCCTTGTCACAGAAGGTGTTTCGTCCCGCGGCCGATCTTGCTGTGGAAATGTACGGCCCCGACAGTGCCATCGTCGGTGAGTTTACCAAAACCGCCGTCCCGGCCGGCTCGACGATCAGCGGCAACTGGGCCGCCAACCTGTACAGCGCGGAGAGCGCCGCGGTTGCTGCTTTTCTGGAATATTTGCGGCCGATGACCATCCTTGGCCGCTTCGGCACGGGCGGCATTCCCGCGCTGCGGTCGGTGATGTTCAATACGCCGATCGTTACGCAGACCGGTGGCGGTGCCGGCTACTGGGTTGGCGAAGGCAAGGCCAAGCCGCTGACCTCGTTCAACTTCGCGCGCACGACACTTCCGCCAACCAAGGTCGCCAACATCTGCGCGCTCACCGACGAGTCGATTCGCTTCAGCAATCCGAAGTCGGACATCATCGTTCGCGACAGCCTGGCACAAGCCTTACGGGAACGGCTGGACATCGATTTTATCAATCCAGCGAAAACCGCGGTGTCGGGTGTCTCGCCGGCCTCGATCACCAACGGTGCTGCCACGGTGGTGTCGTCGGGCGATGATGCCGACGACATCCGGCTCGATATCCGATCGCTCTACGCCAAGTTCGCTGCGGCCAATAATCCAATCTCGAGCGGCGTCTGGATCATGTCTTCGAACAATGCGGTTGCCTTGGCAATGATGACCAACCCGTTGGGACAGCATGAGTTCAATGGCATGAGCATGACCGGCGGCACGCTTAACGGTATGCCGGTGATTGCCAGCGATTACATCACCAAGGCGATGAACATCGTCGTGCTTGTCAACGCCTCGGACATCTTCGTGGCGGACGATGGTGACATCCAGATCGATGCCAGCCGCGAAGCCTCGCTCGAAATGTCGGATGCGCCGGCGCATGACTCGATCACGCCGACCGGTGCATCGTTAGTATCGGCCTTTCAGACCAACAGCGTTTTTATACGCGCCGAGCGTATAATCAACTGGATGCGTGGACGGACCCAGTCGGTTGCGTATCTGACCAGCGCCGATTGGGGCGGCCCGGTTCACACCGCGTGAGGACATCAGGCGTTAGACGCCGTCTGGAAGGCTTATGCCGATGACAAAAATGCGCCGGTTGACGGCGGTCAAGCCGCACAAGTACGGCACGCGGCACCTGACCGCCGGCGACGAGTACGAGGTGCCGGCGCGGCATGCGCTTGCGCTCCTCGCCAGCAAGAAGGCGCGCTATGCGGCGGAGGCTTCGCCTCGTCCTCCCGGCAAGTCTCCGCCGCAGTCGTTGCCACCGGCTCCGATGCCAGAGCCGGTGGTGGCGGCGCGGATGGAGACCAAACTCGATCCGCTCGACGATCTGCGTGCGCAAGCGCACCGGCTCGGCATCGAGATCGACAAGCGCTGGGGTACGATCCGGCTGCAGCACGAGATCTCGAAGGTTTCACGGGAAACCCGCTAGTGCGCATTTTCGGCTTGCCGATCCCGTTCACCGGGGAGAAGCAGAAGGCGTTGAGTTCTGTCTCGGAGGGCCGCGGTGGCTGGTTCCCGATCATCCGCGAACCGTTCGCCGGGGCCTGGCAGCGCAACGTCTCGATCAACACCGACACGGCGTCGAGCTTCCATGCCGACTTCGCATGCAAGACTTTGATCGCGCGCGACATCGCCAAGCTGCGCGTCAAGCTGGTCGAAAAGGACAGCAATGACATTTGGAGCGAGACAACGAACCCGGCGTACTCGCCCGTGCTGCGCCAGCCGAACGACTACCAGACCCACAACCAGTTTTTCGAATGCTGGGTGCTGTCGAAACTGAGCCGCGGCAATGCGTACATTCTCAAGGTGCGCGACAACCGCCAGGTCGTGACCGACTTGCACGTCCTCGATCCGACGCGGGTGCAGCCACTGGTGTCCGACGACGGCAGCGTGTTCTACCGGCTCAGTAGCGACAATCTCGCCGGCATCGGCGACATCATCGTGCCGGCGCGCGAGATCATCCACGACAGAATGAACTGCCTGTTCCATCCGCTGTGCGGCACGCCGCCGGTGTTTGCCAGCGGCTTGTCCTCGATGCTCGGCCTCAATGCGCAAAGGGCATCGACGCTGCTGTTCGAGAACTCGTCAACGCCTGGCGGCATCATCACCGCGCCCGGCGAGATCAGCGACGTCCAGCAGACGCGGTTCAAGGAGCAATGGGAAGCCCGCTTCGGTGGCGCCAACTATGGTCGCGTTGCCGTGCTGGGCGGCGGTCTGAAATATGAAAAGGTCTCGATGACCCATGTTGAGGGTCAGTTGATTGAGAACCTGAAATGGTCGGCCGAGGTGGTGTGCTCGGTCTACCATGTCCCGCCCTACAAGGTCGGCGTCGGCGCGTTGCCCTCCTACAACAACGTGCAGGCGCTCAACGTCGAGTATTATTCGCAAGCGCTGCAAAGCCACATCGAGGAGATCGAGGAGCTGCTCGACTATGCGCTCGGCCTCGGCGGCAGCGATCTCGGAACAGAGTTCGACACCGAGACACTGCTGCGCATGGATACCGTGACGCTGGTCACCTCGATCCGCGACGCCGTCGGCGCTGGCGTCATGTCGCCGAACGAAGGCCGCGGCAAGCTCGACCTCAAGCCGGTCGACGGCGGCGAGTCGCCGTACTTGCAGCAGCAGAATTATTCGCTCGCGGCCCTGGCCAAACGCGACGCGCAAGACGATCCGTTCAAGCCGAATGCTCCGCCGGCTCCACCATCTCCGCCGCCCGATGGCAGCGCGGCCAAGCCGCCAAATGAGGAACAGCTTGCGGATGTGCCGAAGCAGTTTCATCGGGCGCTGCAAGCCGTGTATCGCGAGGCCGCGTGATGGACGACAGAATGATTCAGGCCTTGGCAAAAGGCCTGGTCCCGTTCGTGAACGAGGTCGTAGGCGCGGTCGTCGCGCCGCTCATTGCGCGCCTCGTCGCCATTGAGGCGCGGCCGGTCCAGAAGGGCGACGCCGGTGAGCCGGGGCCGGTCGGAGAGCGAGGGATCGATGGATCGCAAGGCGAACGTGGTCTTCCTGGACCCGAAGGTCCGATCGGGCCGAAAGGCGATGCCGGTGAAAAAGGGGCGCAAGGCGAGAGAGGAACCGATGGAATTCCAGGTCCTCCTGGGCCGGAAGGGCAACGTGGTGTTCAAGGCGATCCTGGGCCGCAAGCTACTCAAGGCCCTCCTGGGGAAAAAGGCGACAAGGGAGATCCTGGACGCGATGGCCGGGACGCCGCTGACCTTGCGTTGCTACGGAGCTACATCGTCGAGCAGGTCACGGCAGAGATCGCCGGCGTCTTCGAAAAGGCCGCGTTCACCTCGGCGGATCTCGGCCGCACGCTGAACGCGGCGCTCGGCGGCAAAACCCACGAGATCAAGACCGCCATTCCGCTTGATGCCGGCGTCTGGACCGAGCGCGCCTATGTGGCCGGCGATACGGTCAGCCACGGCGGGTCGATGTTCATCGCGCAGGCCGATACCAGCGAGAAGCCCGGCAAGTCGGACCACTGGCGGCTCGCCGTCAAGCGCGGCGCCGACGGCCGTGACTTCCGGCCGGACGACAAGCGCGCGCTCGAGCCGGTCAGGTTCAAGTAGCGATGCACTCGATCTTCGAGATCGTCGACGAGGCGACCGACAGCGCCGGCCCCGACCTCGTCAGTCTCGCCGACCTCAAGCTCGCGCTCGGCATCGAGGGCAGCGCGGACGACGCGGCGCTGCAGGCGGCTATCACGTTTCAATCACGGCTTATTGCGGAATATTGCGACCGACGCTTTGGACGGGCGGAATGCCTGGAAACGTTTACCTTCGATCGCAACGAAATCATGCCGGCGCGGCAGGCGTTGACGCTGTCTCTCTATCCGGTGGTCGAGGTGCTCGAGATCTCGACACTGGGCGCCACCGCGGCCGACTACGAGTTCGATCCGCCGACCGGGCGCCTCTGGATGCCGGACGGCGCCTGGGAGAACAAGATCGCGGTCGCCTATTCGGGCGGCTACGATCTGCCGGAAGAGGCACCGGCCAGGCTCGCCAAGGCAGTCATCGAGGCGGTGTTCGAAGTCAGGTCATCCGGTGGGCGCGACCCGAGCATCCGCGACATCAGCCACGGCGATACGCGGATCAGTTACTTCACCTCGGCGACGGCAACGGCGAATTCCGGGTTTCTGTCGGCACCGGTGGTCGATCTCATCCGGCCGTTCCGGCGGCTGGGTGTCGCATGACCATCAACGGGCGTCCGATATGAGCGAAGATGCGCTGGCGGCTACTCTCGATGACCTGAGAGAAGAAGTCCGCAAGCTGAAAGAGGAAGTGCGCGAGTTGCGCGAGGAAGTATCCAAACTGCGCGGCGCGCGGTCCTGGGGGGATTACACCAGTGCGTCAGCTTGAGGACGTGGAGCGGTCGCCATGTCATTGACCGGGTTGCTGCTCGGCGTGGTCAATGCCGCAATCGTGGCCGCCATCCTCGTGCTGGTCGGCGCGATCATCGTCATGGTCGCGAAGTGGTTCACCTACAGCATCGACTGGAACGTGCAGCGGCTATACTTGCTCGTGGTGATGCTGATCGTTCTGTATATGGTCGTGGCCATGCTGCTGGGACTGCCGACGTGGCGCATCGTCCATGGGTAAGACGATGACGTTCTGGTCGGTGCCGCGCGAATGGGAACGCGAGACTGCGTTCATCATTGCCGGCGGGCCGTCGGTGCTCGGGCACGACCTCGGGCAACTGCGCGGGCGGCGGGTGATTGTGATCAATTCAAGCATCCATGCCGCGCCGTGGGCTGACTTCTGCTACTTCGGCGACTGGCGCTGGTGGAACGAGCCGGAAAACCAGGCGGCGATCGCGAGCCTCGGCGGGCGCGTCGTCACGGTCTCGAACATGGTGCAAAACGAGAAGGTGCTCGTCTGCCGCAAAGGCAAGCCGCCAGGACTGTCGCAGGCGCCCGACACCCTGACGCAGAAGTGGACGTCTCTCACCGCGGCCACCAATCTGGCGGCGCACCTGGTCGGCCGCGGCGGCACGATCGTCTGGCTCGGCGCCGACGGCAAGGCGGCTCCGGATGGCCGGGTCTGGCACCACAAGCCGCACCGTTGGGGGCCGAAGCCGGAACGCTACGATCGGCATCGGGCTGATGTCGCGACGATGGTCGAGCCGCTGCGGACCATGGGCATCTCGTTGCTCAACGCCAGTCCTGGCAGCGCCTACGCCGACCTGTGGCCGGTCGTCGACCTGCCGGACGCAATCCACGAAGCAGTTCATCGGCGGGTGGCGGCATGAAGATGAAGCCGCCTCTCGTGTTCGACGGCATGCATGGATTTGGAGATTGCATCCACCAGCGCGCGCTCGTGCGCCGCGTGCTCGCGACGTCGGATTCGGACGTGTGGCTCCACACCCCGTGGCCGTGCCTCTATCACGACCTCGTCGGCGAGCGGTTTGCGGTATTGCCGCCGGCTCGAACGACGCTGCGCACCCAGTGCAAGAACGTTCTGCGCGAGCGCGAAAGCTATGCGCGCCTGCGGCGGACAATCATCCCGCCAAAGAAAAAGAAGATCTGGTACGACACGACGTGCATTCGCGCCTCGGGCTCCATCCTGGGCGGCATGCTGCGCTATACGCTGCACCAACCCCTCGACGGCGCGGACTTCTCGTTGCCGGTGCCCGAGGCATGGCGCGCGAAGGCACTGCACATCGTGCGCCCACGGCCCGGCCGTCCTGTCATGGTGCTGCGCCCACTGGTCGACCGTACCGAATGGGGCGGCTGCGCCACCCGCAATCCCGACCCGAAGGCCTACGCGGCGATCTACAATGCCATCCGCTCCCGGTTCTTCGTGGTGTCGATCGCCGACCTGGTCGACGGCGTCGAATGGATTTGTGGCGACCATCTGGATGCCGACGTTGTCCTGCACGCGGGCGAACTGGACGCCGAGGCCATGATCGGTTTGATCGCATCCGCTGCGCTCACCTTCTGCTCGCCCGGCTTCGCGCTGATCCTGTCGCAAGCTGTCGGCACGCCGGTGATCACCGTCTACGGCGGGCGCGAGTCGTCGCGCTTCTATGCCTACGGCGCGCGCTTCGCGCCCACGCTCGGCATCGATCCGGTGCAGCCGTGCGACTGCTTCCTGCCCAAGCACCCGTGCAACAAGGACATCGACCTCGACGACGCTCACGCACGCATCGCGCGTTTCCTGGATAACCATGTCGCTGCCGACCGTTCCGCAATCGCGATTTGACGTGCGTCCCATCGATTGGGCCGGCTTGCCGCGGCGCTACATGAACCACGGCGAGCTCGAGGTGCTGATCGCGCTCGTGCGCAGCGTATCGCCACGCCACGTGATCGAGATCGGCGTCAATACGGGCCGCACCGCCAAGGCGATCCTCGCCAACGTGCCGGACATCGAGCACTATACCGGGGTCGACGTGATGCCCGGCTATGTACCGGAGAAGGCAGTGCAGCGTCACGAGGTGCCCGCCAATCCGGGCGAACTGGTTAAGGACGACGCGAGGTTCGAGCTGGTGCTGCTGCGGCGCGGATCGCTCGATCTCACGCCGCAGGACTTGCCGCCCGCCGACGCGATCTTCATCGACGGGGACCACGGACGCGCGGCCGTCGAGCACGATAGCGCGCTCGCGAGGTCGATCGTCAGGCCGGGTGGGATCATCATTTATCATGATTTTCATGAACTCGGCACCGTCGACGTGAAGCCAGTGCTCGAAGCCTTGCACCACGACGGTCGCGACATCGTGCACGTCGAGGGCACGTGGCTCGCATACGAGCTGCTGACGCTGTGACGATCAACTACGGCGCACTGCTGTTCGACCCGGTCTATGCCGAGATCGGCGTGCCGGCCATCATGGGCACTGCCGACATCACGGTCATCGACGACACCCGGCCGAAGGCCTTGCCGATCTCGTCGGCGGTGACGCAGGCATCTGCCGCGGAGGTTCGCAGCGTCGGGCCAGGTGCGTTTGCGCGCATCTATGAGCTGGCGGCAAAAGGCATTACCCGCGATGTCTATAGCGACGCCGTGCTCGCGTTCAACGGCCGGACCTGGACCGTGCGCTCGTGGGAGGTGCGCGGCAGCCCGAACGGCGAGGACTTTGGCGAGGTGCGGTTCCTGTTGAAGGAGCATACCGGCAATGGCGGCGGCAGCGGCGGCGGCGGTTTTGCCTCGTCGAACTCCGTCTCCAGCCGCTCGATTTCGGGAGGGGCGATATGACCGTGATGGGGACGCCGTTCGATCGCGTCCAGTGTCCAACGGCCACGCTCGGCACCGGGAACGTCGTGGTCACCGACCCAGACCCGCGGTACATGCGTCCTTACGATGCCGGTGTGCGCGATGGCGATCCGGTGACACTGCTGCTTGAGGAAGGCAGTGACTTCGAACTTTCGGAAGCGACCGTACGCAATTGCACGGCGCAGAGTTGTGAGTTCGCGCGCAATACGGTGCGGTACTCTTCGATTGGCGGGGTGATCGGTCAAGCCAAGCTGAATTTGAAGGGCGCGGCGCGCGCGGCTGTCGTTGCCGGTGCCGCCGACCTCAATGTGCATCGTGGTGGGACTATCGACGGCGATATCACCCTCAATGGCAGTCTCGCGGTCAGCGGCACGCTCACGGCGCCCGGATTGGAGGTGCCGCCAGGGCCAGCCGGGCCGCAAGGTGAGCCGGGGCCACAAGGGCCACAAGGGCCGCAAGGTGCGGAGGGTCCGCAAGGCGATCCGGGCGCGCAGGGATCGCAAGGCCCACAAGGCGTGCCTGGTCCGCAAGGGAATGCAGGAGCCGCCGGCCCACAAGGTCCCAAGGGGGACATCGGCGCCACCGGCCCGACTGGTTCGCAAGGACCAAAAGGCGACAAGGGCGATGCGGGTGCGACAGGTGCTCAGGGGCCGCAGGGCGCTCCCGGCGTGATGCTGCCGGGGACGGCGCAGCCGAAGATGGATGGCGTCGCCGCGGCGGGTGTCTCGGCCACGCTCGCATCGCGCGAGGATCACGTCCACCCGAGCGACACATCGCGCGCACCGCTTGCATCTCCGGTATTCACAGGCGATCCGCAGGCGCCGACGCCGTCAACCGGCGATAACGATACATCAATTGCGACGACGGCGTTTGTTGCTAATGCGGTTGCGGCTCTCGGCATTGGCGGCATGTCTACAGCGGAGTATACTTATTCAACGACACTCACAGCGCCACCGTCAACCGGGCAGTTGCGGGGCAATAATGCAACGCAGAGCGCCATAACGGCCTTCTACTTACACGAGACGAATGCGGTTGGCATCGATATTACCAATGCTTTGAAGCTCATTGCGGCGGGCGTCAAAATCCTCGTGCAGGACAAGACTAACGCAACGAATGTGCAGTATTACCAAACCTCCGGGCCTGCGGTCGATAACGGAGCTTATTTCACCATCCCCGTCGCATGGCTAGCAACCGGCAGTGCCACGCCGTTCTCGGCGGGGCGGGTGATCTTCGCAGGCTTTGGCATCGGCTCAAACAACATGCCGGAAGCCCCGGCAGACGGAACGGCTTATGGCCGCCGTGGTTCTGACACGTCTTGGCAGGCTGCGGTTGCCAAGGCCGGCGACACCATGACGGGGAACCTGACACTCGCTTCCCCCGATCCATACCTCCTGATCAACGCAGGCGCAGGCACCCATAGTTCTTCAATTGCAGGCCAGAAGGGCGGGATCACCCGATGGATTATGATCCCCGGATCGAGTGATGCCGAAACCGGCGGCAACGCTGGCTCCGATTTCCAGTTAATTCGCGCCAATGATGCAGGCGGGCTGCTTGACATTCCGCTGGCCATCTCCCGCGCCACTGGCGATTTGTCGGTGAGTGCTAATGCTTACAAGCCGGGAGGTGGTCCTTGGGCCGCAACATCCGACGAACGCATCAAGGACGTGCTCGGAGACTACACGCACGGCCTCGCCGAGGTGCTGAAGCTCGATCCGGTGCGCTACACGTTCCAGGGCAACTATTCCAAACAGGCCACCGGCCAGTCGCCGCATCAGCAGCTGGCGGAAGAGAAGAAGGAATTTGTCGGGCTGATTGCACAGCAGGCCGAAGTGCCGATGCCTGAGATGGTTACGACGGAGGCCGGCTACATCGACGGCGAGCCGGTTGACGATTTGCGTGTGCTCGACACGACGGCGCTGTTGTTTGCGCTGGTGAACTGCGTGAAGGAATTGAGCGCGCGCATCGACGCGCTGGAGAGCGGCGTCCAACCCCGCCGGGTGAGATGAGCATCGACGTCCGCGAGGATATCCTGGCGCGCCTGCTCGAGGTGGTCGCCGGCATTCCGAATATCCGATCGGCGCTGCGCAACGATCCAGATATCCCGGAAGACAAACTGCCGGCCGCGATCGTGTTCGATGGCGACGAGGAAACCGACGACGCGTCCGACCTGTCGATGCGGCTACCCAACCGGTCAACCGTCGTCCGCATGCAACCCGAGATCGTCATCGCGCAGCAAGCCGACGAGGTCGGGTCCGAGCTCACCACCCTGCGGCGCGAGCTGATCCGGCGGGTGCTGACCGACACCGCGCTGAACGAGACGATCGTCAAGACCGGAAGGTTCGGCAACGGCGCGATCCGTTACCTCGGCTGTCAGACCGACCTCGGCTGGGGTCGCTCGCTGCAGGGCGCTCTGCGAGCGCAGTTCATGTTCAAATACTCACTCAAAATAAAGGACCTATAAGCCATGCCCGCAAGCCCATCGATCCAAAACTATCACATCGGCAAGGGTATCGTTTCGTTCAAGGAAGACGGCGCCGCCGACTTCGTCGATCTCGGCAATGCGCCGTCGTTCGTCTGGACGCCCACGATCGAGAAGAAGGAACACTTCTCGGCGCGCGAGGGCGTCAAGGTGAAGGACTTCACCGCCATCACTCAAACGGGCGCAACGATCAAGATGACGCTCGACGAGATCAACGGCGAGAATTTGGCCATCTTCACGCTCGGCGAAAAGGGCACCGACACGGATGGCAATGTCACCGTCTCGGCCTTCAAGAAGACCGAGGTCGCCGGCGTAATCAAAGTCGAGGGCACCAACGATATCGGCCAGCAGGTCGACTACATCGGCCGCGTCTCGGTCAACCCGTCCGGTGATTTTAGCTTCATCACCGCCGAGGACGACTTCTCGGCGCTCGAGGTCGAGCTTGAGGTGCAGAAGGGCGACGACGGCGACTTCGGCATCTTCACCGTCCGCGATGAAACGGTGTCGGCGTAAAGGACAACAGTATGGCCGATCTATTGGATATCGCGCCGTCGACGGCGGTCGGGGTCGTCAAGATCGACGGGCAGCGGGTCAAGGTCCGCGGCGTCTCGGTCGATGCGATCGCATCCATCGTCTCCCGTTTTCCCGAGCTCAAGGCGCTGGTCAACGGAGGTCTCGGCGACAGCATCGTCCCGCGCCTGATCGAAGGCTGTGGCGCGGCGGTCGGGCCGATCATCGCGGCCGGCTGCGGGCACCTAGCCGACGAGATCTACGAGCAGCACGCTGCTAAGTTATTGCCCGAGCATCAGGTCAAATTCATCAAGGCTATATTCGGTCTCACATTCCCAAACGGGATCGGCTCCTTCGTCACGGAACTGACCAGCCTCATCGGCGGGGCGGACGAAGGGGCAAAAACCGTCAGGATGCGCTTGCGGAAATCGCCATCGCCGTCGTCGCCCTCGGACGACGCGCCGGCTTCTCGCCAGACCTTGCAATGACGCTGACGCCGCGCCAGATCGCGGCCTACCTGGAATTCGGAGAGAAGCTCGACCGCATCGAACGGGCGAACGATCTCACGATCGCCGCCATCGGGGCGCAGGGCGACAAGACGTCGATCGAGAAGACGATCAAGGAGTTGGGCGGGTGAATTATTTGGGGCCACAGATGGTGGTGACCTTGTCGTCAGTCGTAGTGAGGACCACGCAATTTTGGGTCGGCCCTTTCTCGAGTCGCAAGTTCTTGACGCCGATTGAGCGGAATAGCTTGGTTGCTTCCGCACTCTGCCGACAGTCTCTCGGAGTTGTTCCTGGGTAGCGCAGTGCGGCGATGGCTTCGGCGACGGCTTCCGGCGACCCAGGCGGATAAGGGGTGATAGTGCATGATTCAGCCATTGCCGGTTGGGTCGTCAACATGGTCGCGATAAGGATGGCGAGCACGACAGGTTTCATGTGCAAGTCCTACGTTGGCCCCCGACCACGTCCAGCGGTGTCCAATCCTGAAGATGCCGTCTTGATAAATCGTGCCACGCCCTTGCTCATCGGTGCCAATCTGACATGAAGCTGGTGTTTTCTGCGCAGGAAGCCGTTCTGGATCGGCTGGTGAAGGAGATCGAGCGCCAGATCGACGAGGCCAGGGCGGGCGCCGTACAGGATGCCGCCGACCTCGCGGTACGAGAGGGGCGCGCGAATATCGCATCGGCCGGCTTCCCGGCGCGCTGGCGGGCGGCGCTGAAGTCGAAATTCTACCCGAACAAGGGCGACGATCCGGCGGCATTGATCTTTGACACCATCCCGTTCGCCGGGGTGTTCGAGCGCGGCGTCACGATCAAAGGACGGCCGTTGCTGTGGCTGCCGCTGGAGCGGAACCTGCCGGCTGGCATCCATTCGCCGCGGGCGTATGGCGGCAGGCTCGTATCGGTGAATGTGGCCGGCAAGCCGCCGCTGCTGTTCGACGCCGGCAAGCGCGAGCTCGGGCCGCTGTTCGTCGGCGTGAGCCAGGTCAACATTCGCAAGCGGCTCGACCTCTACGCCATCTTCGCACGGGCTGCGGGACGCATGACTGAATTCTATGAGCAACGGATCAAGGGCTAATGGCCAGCAAGACGATAAGCCAGCGGATCAGCCTTGAGGGCAGCGACGACATCAAGAAGAAGCTCGAAGAGCTTGGCAAGGCTGGCGAGAAGTCGTTCAAGCAGATCGCAGACGCCGCCGAGAAAACCAAGGCCGATCCGGCGAGGTTTGATCAAGTCAAGACCTCTGTCGAGAAGCTCGGCGTGGCCAGCACGCAACTAGGGAATCAATTCAAGGGGCTGGCCGAGAGCGTCGTAAACTTTGGAAGCAAAGGCGTTGCCTCGTTTTCCGAAGTGGCGGGGGCGGCTGGAAAGACCACTGCGGCGGCTCAGGATTTTGGGATTGCAGTCGGGCAAAGCGCGCAGCGGATCGAGGCTTCCGGGCAAACGGCTTCGCAGAAGCTCGTTTCAACAGCCACCGCTTTCAAGCTCGCCGCCATCGGCATTGCCGGTGCCATCACTGTCTTGATTTCGGCTCTGACGAAGGGCGCAGTCGAAACCGGAGTGAAGATCGCCGAGCAGGCCGAGAAGCTGAAACTATCCACCAAGGAATGGGTGGCGCTGCGTCAAGCGATTGCCGGCGCCGGCGGGTCGTTCGATGATTTTGTCAAAGGCGCGGGCAAAACCGTCGACCTTATCCAGAAGATGAAGGACGAGATTGCGAAGGTGTCGACGACATTCAAGGTGATGGGGGTGGACGGCAAATCGGTCGAGGTGACCGCCACCCGCATGAACGAGCTGACGAAAGAAAGCGCAGCAGCGGCGATGGCATTCCGCTCGCTCGGCGTACAGATGAAGACGCTTCAGAGCGGCGACACGATGGCCATACTGCGCGAGACCGCGACGATCATCAACGGCATGCCGGATGGCCTGAAGAAATCGGCGGCCGGCGTTCAATTCTTTGGTGACAGCTGGCAGGCCGTGATCAAGACCCTGCTTGCTGCAAGGACCGCCACGGTCGATACGGCAGAAGCGGCGCGCTTGAAGTCTCGCGAACTGACGGCCGATCAGATCGACACCGCCGGGAAGGTCAAGAAGGCGTGGGATGACCTGGGCGCCGCGATCCGCGCCACCAAGGACCAGGTCGGCGCGTTTTTTCTCGCGGGCGAACTGAAGCGCGTTACATGGCTGCGGGATATGGTCGATGACACGCGCCTGCTGTTGCGACAATGGCTTGGCTTGAGCGATGCGCAGCGCGCGCTGCGCCTGCAGGACATCGGGACCGGCGCAGCTGCAACAGCATTCAAAATTCTGATCGCACTTGGCGATCAGCTCGCCGGGATCTGGAACGATGTCCTGGTCCCGGCCGGTGAGAAAGTGATGGCCGTTGTCAAGCAGATCGCCGGCAATTTTGGCGTGACGTGGGAACAGGTGGCTGCGGGTTTAGTCACGGTGGCGATTGCCGCGACCGCCTTTGCAGTTGCATTTAAGGGAATTGCTTTTGTGCTGTCGCCGTTCACGGCGCTGATCGGGCTGTTTGCTTCGTTCGGCCCTATTCTCATCCCCCTCATCGCGCTGGTGGTGCTGTTCTGGGACCAGATCAAGGCCGGCGCCGGCGCAGTGGCGGCGCTGCTCCCGCTTTCGATCGAGAAACTAAAGCAGGCATTCCAATCATTGCTGCAAGGCGACTTCGCAAAGGCCTGGGAATTATTCAGCGCGGCGGCGATCGAGGCGTTCGAGACCATCAAGTTTGTCGTTATTCAAACCTTCAACGACATCAGGCGCACTGGCGAGGGCGTGTTCGCGGACCTCATCCGACTGATAGCCGGGGACCAGATTAGATCGCCCTGGCTGGCGGAATTGGTTGAGTCCATCAAGCAAATTGGCGTGGAGTTGCCGGCTACACTCGCGCTTCTCGCTGCCGCTTTTGTTGGCTTGCGCAAAGCCGGGGTTGCTCTCGCACCTATTCTCAGCCGCATATTCGGAGTGGAAATAACTGGCACGGGAGCTCTCGTGCTGGGGATCGTCGGACAAATGTCCGGGGCATTCTCGGCGCTAGCGGCGGTGGCTACCGTTGTTGGTGGAGTTTTCACAGCTCTGGTCGCCACCGTGACGTTGATCGGATTTGCCTTTGGCGCTACGGCGGCGGCGGTCGCTGGGTTTATTGCGTTGCTGCCTGTCCTTGCTGTTCTAGTCGTTGTTTTCTGGGACACCATCAAGAACATGGCGGTCGTCGCAGGGAATACTATCAAGAACGTAATTGCAGACGTGACTGCCTTGATAACAGCGTGGGTGACAACGCCCATCGCCAACGCCTGGCAGTGGCTCGTCGCCGCCTTCGATGCCGTCGTGGCGCAATTGGTGGCAGCGGCCGAGAGTGCGGGGGCGAAAATACTTAAAGCCCTGGTTTCGCCCGTTTCGTTGGCGGGTGACGCGGCGCGCCTTGGTGCCTCGCTGTCAGGTGGCAAAGGAAACGCCGCTGGCGGATTGCTCGGCGGCCGCGGCACCGGCACCAGCGACTCAAACCTCGCCTGGGTCTCGCGTGGCGAGCACATCATGCCGGCGCGCGCCGTCAGCCAGCCTGGCGTCCTCGCTTTCCTCGAGGCGCTGCGCCTCTCGGGCGGCAATCTGCGCGCCGTGCTCAACAGCATGGGCCACTTCGCGCTCGGCGGCATGATACGGGCGCCGTTGTCGATCCCGGCGTTCGCCGGCGGCGGCATGCACAACGTCACCATCGCTTTTCCCGGCCTGCCCGACATCACCGGCCTGCGCGCATCGTCCGGCGTGGTCGATCAGTTGCGCCAGGCGGCTGCGATGGCGCAGGTCCGCTCGGGCGGGCGCAAGCCGAGCCGGTATTCGTAACAGATGGCTCTGACGGTAGTGGACTCGGGCACGACCAAGGCTTTGCTAGAGAAGAAGCATGCCGTGGGCGGCCCCTGTTGTACGGCTGCTTGGCAGCATCGCCTCGATCCTTCAGGCGACGGGGCTCTCCGAACGCGATCCATATAGCCTATCACCGACGAGAAGCGAGTCATATCCTGATGCCTGCCTATACGCTGCTGGCGATCGACGGTGTGGACTTCAGCCAATACGCCGTGCGCGGCATCACCATGACGCTGGCGCCGATCGATCAGGCGGCAGCTCTGGCGCGCGACTGCCGAGGCGCGCTCGCCGACATCTCGCTGGCGCAATTCCGTCAACACAAGGTGACGATCAGTTGCACGGACCACGAGGCGCCCGAGCTCACGGATGTCTGGCCGGGGACGGATGTCACCATCGTCTGCATCCCCGGCCTCGGCAGCGGCGGCACCGATGGCGCAGGCGAGGTGCTGACTATCCTGGCCAAGGTCACGAGCTGGAACACGTCGCGCGACGAATGGGCGGCCGAAGTGGCGTGGACGCTTGAGGCAGAATCACGCGTGGCGCCGTGAGGATCGCCTGATGCCTGCCGGCTTGCCGTATTTCGCCTGGGTCGACCCGACCGAGACGACGTTCGCGCCAGAACATATGCGCTGGGACGAGAACATCTTCAGCTTCACGCTCAAGCAGGACGAGGGCGACCCGGCATCCTTGACCCTGGTCGTTCGCCGCCCGCGCAACGATGCCGGCAATGCCATCGGCCTGCTCGGCCCCGGCCGCAAGATCTGGTGTTGGTTCGCGTTCGACTGCGGGCCGGATCTGGTTCGCTTCCGCGGGCGCCTCGTCGGGGTGCCGACTTCGATATTCGAGGAACTCGTGACGCTCGAATTCGTGGCGCGGCCGATCGATCTGGTGGCGCAGAAGGAGGCCCTGGCTGAGACGCTGCGGGTGCTGCCGTATTACGACGAGGTGGTGATCGACAAGGCGCGGCGCACCGACCCCGAGGTCGTGCTCGAGGGCTACAGCGCAATCTGGCACTACGACCGCGAGACGCATCTCTTGACGGTCTCGGACGAGATCACCGGCGAGGATGGCCTGGTCGAGTTCGACGGCGCCAGCGAGGACGGTAAGATCTTGTATGACGGCCTCGGGCTCACGCTGACCAGCGGCCCGCTCGCGCGCGTCGACGTCAAAGCCGAATATACCTGGACGCAGCAGGCGCAGGGCACGGTCGACCTGACGAAATACTTGATCCGCAACTGGCCGGAGGCGGGCCCCAACTACATCACTTCGCTGACCATGACGGCCGATAGCTGGCCGAAGGCCGGGGCCGGGATTGGGGATGGCTGGGTCGTCAGCGAAGCAACCGCCAGCACGCCGTATGACTTCACGGTTCAGAGCAAGAGCGTGGGTAGCCAACAGAAGCTCTTTTTCCCGGACACGAGCTGGTTCGGCGGTTCGACCACGACCCTGAATTATACGGAAACGACGAGTTTCGTGATGGGCCCGATCGCCATCACCTATCCCGAGATGCTGACCCAAGACAAGATCAGCTTCGCGACCGCGCCCGAGCCTGGGGGAATTATATCCTCATACACCTCGTCCTATAGCCGCAACTGGTCGGGTGTGGGTGCCGTGGTGCCACTCAACACCATCGCACCCACACTGCTGGCGGGCTACACCGCCAATCGGCAATGCACGGAGCTGGTGTCGTTCTCGCTCTACGCCGACGTGCAGCATGTCTTGACCGATCCCGAGGATGGCGAGGCGTTGCGGGTTGACGACGTCAAGTCGGTCAACCTGAGCGAGGCCATCGGCGAAGGGTCCGAGGCCCATGTGCCGATCGTCGATCCGCGGCGGCGGTCCTACATCGCGACCGAGCGCGGCAACCAGAGCCTCGAGCACCTGATCGCACTGGCGCGGGCTCACCTGATGAAGCGGGCGCGGGTGGTGGAGATCGCGTTCGCACCGAAGCTGTCGCGCATGCCGGAAATTACGTTGCGCAAGAACGCATTTCTGATCGAGCCTCGGATCGGCGAGGCGCTTGGTAAGGTCATCGGTTATTCGCTGGCGCTGGACGGCTCGGACGGGCGCGTCAAGTGCGAGATCCGCATCGGCTGCGCGATCGGCCGCGGCGGCTCGGCGGTGGCTGCCGGCGGCGAGCCGACGTATTGCGATGTCGAATATGCCGGCGCGGACTATCAGCAGTTCACCGGCCGCACGGTCTTGTTCGACACCTCGGTCGGCTATCAGCCGCCGGCCGCGGACCCGAACGACGATGGGATCAACTTCCTTTCCACGCTCAAGGCCGAGGATGTGATCGACATTCCGCTCGCCGTCGAAAATCCGGCATCGGTGCAGGTGAACTACGTTTGGACGCATGCCCATTGGGTTTCCCCATCGCCTATCGTCGAGCTATTCGACACCGGGCTCATCGTTGGCGGCGGGGACGAGGACCAGAACTTCGCCATCACCGACGAGCAGAGGCAAGCCGCAGTTCAGGCGCGGTCACAGTCGATCAGCAACGCCTTGAACGAGGTTCCGACCAAGGCAACGTTCAAGCTCAAGAGCATGTCTCGCCAGTTCTCCAGCGATTACGAGATTGCGGTTACTATGTTGAGTGTGCCGACCGGCTATGACTTGGAGGCTGTGTAACAATGGCAGGGTTTGAAGTCGTCGTTCGTCCGGTCGTCTTGCCCAACATCCGGCCGGCGCCTCCGCGCGTGCTGGCACTCGAGAGTGACCCCACGCAGGGCCTCGCCGTCATCAGCGGCTCGGGCGGCAAGTCGATCGACATTCCTCACACTTGGAGCGTCAGCCTTTCGCGTCAGAAGTCGCAGCATCGGGAATCGGCGCGGCAATTCGATAAAGAGAGGGTCCACCAGGTCAAGACGACGGCGGGCGGCGCCACCATTTTGAGCGCAGAGAATTTCGTCGAGGTCGAGCGCTTGAAGCGAGTTAGGTTGGAGACAGACCAGGGGCCGATCAAAGTGCTCTATAACGATCCGCCGCAAGCCAACAATGTCGTACCCCTGGCGACAGACGTGACACGATGACGATCGTATACGTTACCACCGGCGCCTGGGGTTCTGGCACCGGCGCGCCGAACAGCGCGGGCCAGGTCGACGGCAATTTTTACGACCTCGATCAGCGCATCGTCGCCCTGAACGCCGACCTGGCTGACGGCAAGAGCATCGAGAGCGTCAGCTCCACACCCAACAGCATGACGATCCATTTCACCGATGGGACGTCGCAAGTCATTCCGCTGCCGATTGCCGTCATCACCTACGTCGGGCAGTGGACCAACAGCACGCCATACACCCGCGGACAGATGATCTCGGCCCGCGGCCTCGGCATGTTCCAGGTGCTGTTCGATCACATGACGCCGCCGCTGCCGGCGATCTTCGACCCGAATGCGACGGACGGGAGCACCGACGAGAACCCGCTCTATTCGTTTTGGCTGCCGCTGTATGACGTGAACTACGACGCGGCCATCTTTGTGCCGGGGTCCATCCAGCGCGAGCCGGACGAGTTGCTGTTCCAGGCGGTTGCCGGCAGGACGATGCAGATCGTGAGCGGCGACGCGCACGCCTACGCCTATCTGGACGTGGGTATCGCTGCGGGCACCAGCATCATCTTGTCGATCGAAAAGAACCGCGTCGAGATCGGCACCATAACCTTTGCTGTCGGCGGTCTCGATGCCGGCGGCGGCAAAGCCGGTACGTTCAACATTCCGGCGCTGGTGGATTTTGCCGAGGGCGACAGCTACGCCATCCGCGCCACGCAATCCGATAATGCCGCGCCGTCCGGGCTATCCGTGACGCTGCCGTTCCTGCGCACGGATATCTGATGCCGGTCGGGCCGTACTCGCAGGATGTGCTGACGCGCATCTACAATGTGCACTGGGCTGAGGGCCTTTCACTTGCAGTATTATCGCTTGGTTTTTCTGCCAGACCGTTAGGTATTTATATAGACAGCACTCCGACCATCGCGACATTGTCGGTACAAGGTCTTCCCCTGCTTGATCCAAGTACGTTCAAGGTGAATGCGGTGGAAGGGACCCATCCGTCTTTCCCCCCCTGGTACGGTGGCCGTACTGAGCTGACCATGCCCGTCGGAGAGTCAGGCACACTGAAAGCGAATTGGTCGCTTCGGCAATTGCCAGTCGTGGGTACTGTGTCCGGCCAGGTTACCTACGACAGTTCTACAACTCCGCCTCAGAAACCGTTCCTGGGGGAAAACACAATACAAATAAAAGTTGCCATGAACTTGAGGCCGACCGTAGCTTTTGCAGACAATTATTATGAGTGGCAGGCAATCGCCACCGCAATCATACCAGGGTTGTTCAACAACCCAATGGCGAAATCCGGAAGGGCCGCGCCTGAAGAAACCCTGACATTTACTCTGGATGTGATCATAGACCCACCCAGCGCCACGTTTTCTGCTGGAGGAACTTGAATGCTCGTCTGTAACGTCATCCAATCGCGGCGGCGGGCGGCGATCGCGGCCGATGTTGCCGAGGCTGCCGCGGCGTTGGATGCACCGGGGACCGGCAACGTCGTCTTCGCCACGCTGGTGGACGACCCGGCTTCGGTGGGCGACCACGTCGATGCGTTCCTCGGGCAGATCATGCGCGAGGTGGCAAACGCCAGCTCCACCGTCACTGCCGGGCTCGCCTACGCTGCCGGGATCGTCGAAGCGGCAGCCGCTGCCGATACGTCTTCTGTGCCTGTTGTTGGAACGGTGGCGGAGACGGCTACCGCGGCATCCACGCAAGATGCTTCGGTGATCAGCGGCGTTGCGTATGCAACATGGGACCCGGCGACCGTTACCGCTGTCACACTCTCAGGCGGCAATCTGGTCGCCACCAATACCGGAACGACTTCGGCCGACCAGGGGGCGCGAGCCGCCAGTACGGCAGGCAAGACCACCGGCAAGTTCTATTTCGAGGCGACGTTCACGACGAACACGGGTGGCGCCAATCGTGGTCTAGGCATAGGCACAACAGCATCGACTTATACCGGCATGAGTAATAGCGCGACGACGGGCAGTGTTGTGTATGTGACTTCTGGGGCTATTTATTCGAATGGCTCTAGCCAAGGAATTTCTATCAGCGGGAGTGGCTCAACGTACGGAATGGCGGTTGATCTGACCAACCGGAAGATCTGGTTCCGTCGCGGAGCTTCGGGCAATTGGAATAATAACGCCACCTATGACCCGGCTACCAATGTCGGAGGTGTCACAATCCCGGCGGGCACGATGGTGCCGTTTGTAGTTTTTGGCGGCACTGCTGGCGCCGCCAATAATGTGTTTACTGCCAATTTCGGTGCGTCTGCATTCGCTGGCGCCGTGCCATCCGGGTTCACCTCGGGGTGGACTGCCTAGTTTCCTTCACGCTGACTTAATGGAGAAACCTGATGACCGACGAACGCGCGCAGGCGCGCGAATGCAATGATGCGTCCGTTGTCCGTGGCTCTGGTCTCGGCGAGCACGCCGAGGCACATGGCCGCTACGAGGTCGAATGCATCGGCGCGGACGGCAAGCTGAAATGGCGCGAGGTGATCGAGAACGTCGTCGCCACGGTCGGCAAGAACCTGATGCTGGATACCGCCTTTGCCGGGGCGGCCTACACCGTGACCGGGCCTTACATGGGCCTGATCTCGTCCGCGTCCTACAGCGCAGTCGCCGCCGGCGACACCATGGCGTCGCACTCGGGATGGCTGGAAGCTGGCGGCGCCAATGCGCCGACGTACACGGGCAACCGCAAGACCGCGGTGTGGTCGGCGGCCTCGGCGGGATCGAAGGCGCTGTCGGCGGCGCTATCGTTCGCCATCACCAGCACGGGCACAGTGAAGGGCGCGTTCCTGGTCTTCGGCACCGGCGCGGTCGCCACCAAGGACGACACCGGCGGCGTGCTGTGGAGTGCCGGCACGTTCAGCACGGGTGATAAGGCGGTAGTGAATGGTGATCAGTTGAATGTAAATTATTCAACGAGCCTGTGATGCGAAGACCGATTGACCGTTTGCTGGTGGCGCAGATCGTTTCCGCCAGCACGCTCCCGATCCTGGCCGTGCTGCTGCTTCTGATGTTCACTCGCTGAGAGGTAAAAAATGCGCGTCGTCATATCGTCTGGTCACGGTCTCTACGTTCGCGGCGCCTGCGGCATCCTCGACGAGGTCAATGAGGCCCGCAGGGTTGTCAATGGCGTTGCAGCCGAGCTGCACAACCGCGGCGCCGACGTGATGGTGTTTCACGACAACACCAGCAAGACCCAGCAAGAGAACCTCGAACGCATCGTTGCATTTCACAACGCGCAGGAACGCGATCTCGATGTCTCAATCCATTTCAACGCGTTCGAGCAGCGCGAGGGGCCGGTCGGCACCGAGGTCTGGTATGTGACGCAAGAGGCGCTCGCCGCTGAGATGTCCGCTGCCATTGCGTCCTGCGGCTTCATCAATCGCGGCGCGAAGCGGACCACCGATCTGTTCTTTCTCAACAACACCGAGAAGCCAGCGATCTTGCTCGAGATCTGTTTCGTCGACAGCGAGGCCGACGCGAAGATCTACGAGGCGAAGGTTTATGACATCTGCATGGCGATCGCCGATGAGCTCGGCGGTGCGCCGTTGGACGGCATCGCCGAGGCGCCGGCGCCGGCCTTCACGGCGCGCGGCAAGTGCTCCAGCTTCGGCGGGCCGGACGACACGGGGGTCTCGCCGAGCGAGGGTCTCGCCTTCATCTCCGAGGTCGAGCAGGCGCCGCACCTGTTCCTGCCGTATCAGCCGGAAGGGACGACTGGCCTGGCGCGGCGGCTCAATCCGCACATCCACTACGTCGCTTGCCGATGGGATTACAACGTGACGCCGAAAGCGATGATGCGCGAGGAGATTGCGATCGTGCGCGCGGGCGGAATCGAGCTGACGGCATTCCCGGCCGACTGGGGGCCGAACGAGGCCACGGGGCGGGTGGCTGACCTTAGCCCTGGCTTGCTGGCCGACCTTGGCCTCAAGACCGATGACGAGGTCGAGGTCATCTTTCCGTCGGGGGGTAGCCGATGAGTATTCCAGAGGAAGTTGGAAAGGTTGCCGCCAGCACCCTGGATGCGATGAAGTCGACGCCGCTGGCCATCGCGCTGCTGGTGGTCAACGTCGGCTTCCTTGGCTTCGCAGCTTACGTGCTCGGCGAGGTCGCCGCCAATGCCAGCGAGCGCAACAAGTCGCAGCTCGAGCTCATCAGCAATCTGGTCCGAGACATTCGCGACTGCCGTCAGCCGGCAAAGCCCGCCTGGCTGGAGTTGCCGTTGCTCAATCCCGCGGCGCTTAGTTCGGCGTAGTCCGCTGCGTTGATGTCCATGGCTGTCCCCTCGCTGTCAGAGAGAAGGCATGCCGGGCTGATTGAGCCTGAGTGATTCGCGCATGAGTTTGATCCGACGCCATGCCTCGTCCTTCGTGCATTCCTGCACGAGATACATATAGCTTTCTAGCACACCAGCCGCGAGCATGCGGTCGTCGCAGATGTTTGGTCCTCGATCCGGCTCTGGCCGCACATAGCGCAGTTGCCAAAGCCACTGTCCGATTGGCACCGACATGACTGCGCCGTCGCCAACTTCAATAGTCCAGACGCGATCCTTGCCATGCATCGTTCCGATAGTTCGGTCCATGATCCTGCCGTCCCAATTTGTCTCGACGTAGTCCTTTGGATTGATGTCCATAGGTATCCCCTAGATTTCATCATCCCTCACTCGGCATCCGAACGTGCATTTCCTTGGTCAGCCTGCGCATGGGTGCTGCACCTATGACCTGGTATAGTCTCCCCAAGATCGCGCGCCCCTCAATTTCTCGATCATCCCACGCAGTTCGAGAACTTCTTCCCGCAGCCGCTCGACCTCTTGCTCGTGGCGTATCTGTTCGCAGGGGGTGCCGAATTGGTCGTCAAGTAGTTTCGTGCGCTGTCTCACGACATCCCGCAACTTCTCGATCATCTCACGCAGCTTGCGAACCTCCTCTTTCAACTGGTCGTGGGTGGCGACGCGGTCGGAGGCCTCCCCGTCTCCCGATTGAGGGGGTGGGGATGGTGGAGGGTCTGTTGGCGCCGCGGGGTTTTCGTGACGGCAATGGCTCAATGATGCGCACGCGCACCAAGTTGCCGTTTGCGTAGGCCCGACTCGACCCGTCATTTGCTTGCGACACAACTCTACAACATCATCGATCTCATCTCGAAGTGGCTTTGCCACCAACTGCCAGCCATCCGCCCGGCTCAGCGGAGCGGGGGCTTGGCGGTCTTGCCAAACATACATCTTCAACTCGTCGTTCCATCGACGTACTGAGTCGGGGTGGCTCGGGTGGCTCGGGGGCACGTCTTGTCGCTTGTCCTTGTCGTCCATGCGCGGCTCCTCTATTCCCTTTCATGCCGGCAACAGCGTCTGGACGGCCCGCACGCCCTTGAGCAATTCGGCCATGGCGCCGCCGCCCTGCAGCTCAGCCACCGCTTCCAGCGCTGGCAAGCCGCTGGTGATCGCGGCCTCGATCTCGGCGCGCGTCGCCGCCCGACCCTCACAATACCAGAGCACGCGCTCCGGCGGGCCGAGGGCGAACAGAATGCCGTCCTCGCCCATGTCTGGCCGAAACGGCCGCACGCTGCGCGTCACCCAAATGCAGGCCGCTCCCGGATTACGCCGCAAATGCACACCGGCCGCCTCGATGCGCGCCGCTGGCAAAGCATGCTCGTTGCGCCGCATCCGCGGGCGCGTCAGGAACGGGCAGACGCGCGCCGCATAGTCCGCACATTCAAAATGACACGATGGCTCGCTGGTGACCTTGTTCACCGCGCACATCGGCCCGATCAGAAAGGCCAAGTGCACACCGAGCCTGTCGCCGCAAACCCAGCAGCGCTTCTCCTGCAACGCGCGCCGAAACTTGCGCTCGTCGGCAACGCGGAAGTCGGGCGCGCCCTCGCCAAAGGCGCTGGCCTCGCCGTCCTTGAACCACTGCACAAAAAATGGAACGACAAACCCCTGGTGATTGACCGACAGATGTTTTATGCGGCGCGGGATTGGAGGCAAAGGACGATCCTTGCTCATTCGACGTGGCTCCATCGCTGATGGGATTTGATCCGGGTAATTGCTTGGCGGCGGACGTTGTATCGTGACCGCGTCGAGCAGCGCCCCGCACGCGAGGCAGGTATTGCGCCGATGGCGGAGGGATTCACCGAGTTTCATTGCCGCGTCCCCCGTTGCGGCAGCAGGCCGACCATGCGCCCTTCGGAGGAGGCAGGCGTGGCGATCTCAAGCGGACCGAGATAGGCCTTGCCGTGGGGCGGGCGATGGATGACACGACGCGCCACGCAAATTCCGGCGATCTCGTCTTCGCCATTCAACACTACGATTTCGACGCGGTCGGGGTGATCCTTCAGCGAGCCGCCAAGCTTTCGCGAGCGAGCAGTGAGCGCGTCCACGTCTTCACCCGGTCGCCTCGCGACCTCAACCTGCCAAGCCTCGTCGATGAAAACGTAGCGCACCACATCGCTCAACTCGAACATCGCGCGCATCAAGGCGACCGCGGTGTCCTTGTCGTCGCTCGGCGACGGTGTCATCAGGTGCTCGCCGGCGCGCGTGACGGCGTGCCACATTGGGGAGAGGTGACCGCGCAGATGAAACACCTTCGCGGCGGCATCGCTGCAACCTGTGATGAATTCATGCAGGGTCATGTCGCGCCGCCATCAACAGCGGACTGAACCGCACCGGGCACCCGGGATCGTGGATCGCCGCGGCCAAGCCGTCGATGATCTCTTGTCGCGTCATTGGCGAACTCATTTCCTGTCGCCCCTGATCTGCCGCGCCAAATGCTCCAGCAACTCGGGCAGCATAGAATTTGGCAATCATCGGATTATTCTCCCAAGAACGAATGGAGATTTTTCCACGGATTTTACACGGATCGGAGCGCCTCGTTCACGCTCCGTTGCGTCGCGAAACGTCGTGAGCCGGCGCGGCAAGGCCAATAAATGCGGGGGTTTGTGGGATAGAAACGGAGCGGCCCGCCTCCGGGGGGAGAGAAAGGACGCTGTTGACGGATCAATGGGTTGCGGGTTGGTCATGGGTCAGTCCACGGATTTTCCAAGAATCTGAGCCTGTAGGCGGCCCAGCGTCGCACACGCTTTGTCTACGTCGGCAATCCAATTGGTGTCGCCATAGCGAGCAACAATCCGTTGCTCGTCGTCGTGCTTAACCGAGCCGGGGGCACCGCCGTTCGTCCATCCCCAAAACTCCATGTAGCTCTTAACATCGGCCAGGGCGCTCATTCTCGTCCTCCTATGCTGTCTTCTTTTCCACACTCGGCAGATTGTCGACCCGATTCCATTCCTCGCGCTGGACGGCATGCGCGTAGCGGCTGGCCGACCGTTCGTCGCGCCAGTTTCCGGTCGCCACCAGCCCCTTTACATCGGCCCCGGCGCGCCGCATCCAAGTCGCCCAGGTGTGCCTGAACGAATGGAAGTTGAGCCACTGAAGCCGGTTCGGCGGTTGGCGCCAGCCGGTTGGGCGCTCAACGGGGGCAGGCATGCCCAGCGCTGCCAGCTTGGCGCGGACAAGCAGATATTTGAGCCGTCCGCCTTGCCCGAAGGTGAACACGCGCCCTACGGGCTCCTGTGGGCGGCGGGCGGCCATCCCGGCCACCAGCTCGCCCCGCAGCCGCACCGGGGACGCCGGCCCGCCCTTGCTGCGGCGGACCCAGGCCGTTGCTTCGTCGAGCTGCAAGTCTTCCCAGCGCAGACGCAGCGCCTCATTGAGCCGTAGGCCGGTGAACAGCAGGTAGCGCAGCAGCAGCCCGAATTGGGGGTTGATCTTGTCGGCTGCCGTGATGATGGCGCGGGCGTCGGCTTCTGAAATCCAGTCGGTGACGACCCGGCCCTTGGCACCCTTCGGCCGGCGGATGGTGATCTTGATGCCGGCGTGGTGCAGGATCGCGGACACCGGTGTATAGACGCAGGCATTGCGCGTGCCGGGCGTGGTGTTCGGGCAGATCGCGATCGCGGCTTCATCGATCGCCGCCTGGTCGATCTCTGTGAGGGGCGTCTCTCCGAAATGCTTGATCAGCCTGGCAACATATTTCGGCCGCCGGCCGGCTTCCATGTACGCAACGGCTGCACTCAGGAACGTTGGTTGTCCACGATCAGTTGGGGCTTCTTTGGGCGGGTACTCGCCGCGCTCGATGGCCTCTTCAAGTCGCTTGAGTTCGGCAACAGCGACTGATCGTTTGTGAGTTCCGCAGCTCTTGTCCACGCGGATACCGCGGTACGTCCCCCGGATCGAGTAGTTCGGGCTTTTGCCTTTGCGGGGGTCTTTGAGCTTGAGCATGGCAGAGCCTCGATCAGTCGGCCGACGTCGATCTCGGTGAATAGCCGAGTGCGCCCGGCCAGCCGTCCGATGTCCCGACCGCGCAGGAAATCCTGCAACCAGCGCCGGCTCTTGTGAAGGCGCCCGGCCACATCGTCCACGGTATACAGCGGTGCGGTCATGTTTTCGATTCCACTGCCGCGTCTATCAATTCGCAAACCTTTTGAACGAGAAGATCTTTGCACTCGCGTACTCTGCCCGGCTCCTTGCTGACGACAGCGAGGCAGAGGTTTGTCATGTGCAGCCGAAGTTCGAGTTCGACTTCTGTCGGATTGACCGGCTCGAAGCGGACAGTATGCATGGGGTTTCTCCATTAGCGATTGCAGCGCCACGAGCGGCCGTTGGTTGGTGTAGACGCGGCCCTTGCCCTGGTCTCCCCGTGCCCAAAACTCGCAGGTATCGCAGCGTTTCGTTTGGTGCCTATGTCCGCTCATTGTCAAAACATCCATAACGAAACGAGGGCGACGAACGTGTACAAAGCCACGCCTTGAGCGGCGAGCTGCCAGCCGCCTTCTTGGTAGTAGTAGATGCCAACGCAGACGCCGAGGGCGACGAGCAGCACGTCGATGCGGCGGATGCTTTTCCAGGCATCGGCGTTGATCCATTCCAGCCACACTGCAAACGCCTTGGCCAAGCGTGCCGGCATGCGGGGCAGCGTGATCTTGAGGTTCATTTGGCCTTGGCCTTGGTTTTGAGTTCGGCTTTGACCCTGGCGAGTTCTTCCTTGATCCACCGGCTGAGTTCTTCGGCGTGCTCGTTCTCGGCGATCCGCTTGGCGCTGAGCTTGCGGCCGGTCTTCCAGTAGCGCGGTGATTTTTCACGGACCTCGGGGTGGGTGGTCACGATCCCATTATCCGCGTTACCGCGACGAACAACCCGTAGGCGGCCAGTACCATTAGCGCCAACACGACGATCCCAAAGCCGGCGATATAGCCAAACGGGATTTGCCCCATCGTCATGAACTCATGTTCGATCATGCGGGCAGCTCCAGCAGAGCATGATGCGCGTGCGGGACGCGGCACATAACCCGCACGCGCCCTCATGCTGACGGGAGGGCACCAGAGGGTTGCCCCGTCAGGCGTGAGCTTGTTGACGACGGCGTTTCCACCAGACGCCGACCGCGCCGAACGCGGTTAGCAATCCAGGAATGCCTGCACCTGCGATGGGGCCGGGCACGGCAAGCGTTGATATGTTGCCACCATAACCAGAAGTCCCGCCGCCGGTGCCGGTCAGGCTGACGTAGTAGGACCCGGCATCAAGCGTGGCGATACCAAACAAGTTCTGGCAGAGATTGGAGCAGCCTAGTGTCGCGAATTGCGGGCCAAACAACAGCGAGTCGTCACCGATCCCTGGGCCGTCGAAGAGGTTGTCGAGACCGTAGCTGTAGATCGACGCCGCGAAGTTAGTGATAAAGTCAGTCGTCGTGTTGCCGCCGGGGAAGCTGTTGGTGGCCGAGGCGACGGTGATAGTTTGTGCGTTGGTCAACTGGAACAGTATTTGGTCGGAGAAGAGACCATTTCCGGTGGCGTTGACGCCGCCGAGGACGCTGGTGAAATCGCCCTGGGCACTTGTAGGGTTGGAGCCCAAATTATCGATGATTGCTGCGTTGCCCACCACCGTCGTGGCGAGCAGCGCGGCGGTCGCGAGAAGTAGCTTCTTCATGTGGTTACCTCATGAGGGTTGGTTGGAAGAATTCAGGCGAGCCCGATCTGCCGCTGCCGCCGCCGCTTGTTGAGCCCGAACAGCATGAAGCAAGCTGCGATCAGCCCAGGCAGGCCAGCGCCAGCTATGGGGCCCGGCACTGCCGCGAACGGCGCGACATCGATGCGGAAGTGTTCGAAGTCAGAGATGGTGCCGCCGATGTTCACCAAGTCCATGTCCCAGATACGCTCGCCGTTGATGGCCTGGAAATCAAACCCGTTCTGCCCGCTCCCGAGCGTGTAGCCGCCAAAGTTGAAGGTCTGGAAGGTGCCGTCCGCTTCCAAGGCCGTCACATGGAAGAACATGGTCCCGGTGCCTTTGATGCTGAAGATATCTCTTGTGACACCAAGTTGGATCAGGTTGTTGCTGTCGAAGACCGTGATGTCCAAGTCCGATGTGTTCACGATCTTGATGTCGTTGCCGTTGGCGGCGCCGGAAAAAGCGCCGTTGCCGGACAAGTCCCGGAAGCGGACAAACTCGTTGTTCTGGCCGTTGAGGCGGCCAAGGATCAGGCTAGAGTTGGCAATGCTGCTGAAGATGACGTTGTTGCCGGTGCCACCTTGGCCGGTCGTGTCGATGATGATGTCGGCTTTCGCAGGTGCCGCCATAGCGAGTAAGACGGCTGTGGTCGCGAGCGCGAGTAGTTTCCTCATGGGGTGATAGTCCTTCTGGGTTGAGATCATTTCCGGCATCTCCATCGCCGGCCGTAGTCCACGCGACGGAGGCCGTGTCGCGTACAGATGTCGTCCGGCCGGTAAGCCAGCCTGGTCTTCTTCTTGACTGACTGAGGTGGAGGAGGCCCGAAGGCGGGGATGGACCGGGCCTCCTCCGTCACGACCGGACGCTCGACCAGGACCGGCGTGAATGGTGTGGCGGTGACGACCAGCGCCGGCGCGCGGAAGCTGTCGGTCTTGACCGCGCGCAGTACGGTCGCCTGCTCGATCGGCGCCGGCGGCTTCTGCGGCTTGCCGTAGCTCCCGATCGCGAACACCACGAGCGGGACCATGGCGAGCACAATGACTGTCGCGTGAAGCCGCATGGTCAAACCTCGTCCCGCGCGCGCAGCTTGAGCATCTCGGCTTTCTCCCACTCGGCCAGGTCGCGCAGTGCTGCGTGGTTGTCCTCCGCGCTCATGTCGCCGTTGAGCACCAGTCGGGCGAGGTGCTGGATCATGCGGTCGACGCGCTGCTGGATCTCGCGCTTGGTCATTTCGGGCAGTATCCGTAGGATGTGCAGTACCGCCTCGGTGCCGGTGCTGTGGTGGTGGTGCAAACCGTCTGGATGCCCCCATCAACCCTGGATGTCGTGCAGCGCGTCGTCATCGTCTGCGCGGACGCCAGCGTGGTGCTGGCGACGGTCATGGTGGCGGCAATAATTATGATGCTTCGCACAGGTGGTCTCCGTGGTGTTCGATTCACGTCATCAGCCCGCGCAGCGCCGCGATCTTCGCCTTCAATGCGGCATCAAGCCTGTCACGATCGTCTGGATCGACGTTCAAGCGATTGCGCAAGACTTTCTCGGCTTTCCATCTTTTCTCCCCAGCGTCGGCGTCGAGCAGGTTTTCGATCCATGCGTGGGTGTCTTGCAGATAGGCAGCAGCAGAGGCCGCGCCGGCTCCCGGTTGTTCTGATTTCCTTTGGGAGGGATCAGGATCGGAAGCCGGCTGGCCCGTCGCAGGTGGGGCATCCATTGCTGAAGGCGCCTGCGTCGAAGCTGTGCCCGCACGCGGAGCTTCGTCGGTGATTTCGCCGGTCTCGGGGTCGTGCGTCTCGGCCTTGGCGGGGATTTGGGCGAGAGCGTCGAGCTTGTCGGCCAGGTTTTTCGCCGGCGTCACGTCCCGCATCTTCGGCATCGTCTCAAGTTCTTCGACGGCCGGCATGCCGAGCATGACCTCGGGGGCGTAAAGGCGGATCAGCATCGCGGCCGAGCGCCAGCGCAGCATATGGGCCGGCATGCTTTTGTATTTGGCGTTTTTGGTCCATCCCTCGGCGGCCGCCATACGCATGTCCGCAGACGCGCGGATTTCTTCTCCAGTGGCTGCGAGCACTGCCTTTGCAGTCACAGTGAGCGCGTCGCCCTCACCCGCCTCTTCCCATGTGATTGGGCCTTTTAATATCCCAGCGCGGTTGACGCGCGAGATCATGTAGCTCGTGTACCAACCGGGGCGGCCATTCACGATGTAGATTTGCTGCATGACCGTCAGAGGCTCTTCGTTGAGCCTGCGTGCGATCTGGAGCGCAATAAGACAGTCGGCCGTGTTGCCCTGCATGTGTTGCGGGACGAGCTTTGACGAGGCAAAGACCTTGGCAACTCGCTGCGCGTGTTCGAAGGCCGCTGGGTCGGAGAACAGATCGGTTGATGGCACGAGATGGCGCGTCGGCAACGCTGCGACGTTGCTAGCCTGCTGGACTGCGACTTCGGTGGTGGTCATCGAAAACTTCCTTTCGTGGTGAGCACGAACGTCACGCCGTCGATCTTGGCGCCGCCGGCTTTGAGCTCGTCCTTGTTCGCGCGCGCGTAGGCGCGTAGCGCCAACATGATCTCGTCTTCTCGAATGAAGGCCCGGATCGCGAGCAAATCGACCTTCGCGAAGTCGCCGACTTTCGGCTCGTAAGTTTCCAGCAAACTGCTCGTTCCGCCGGCGGTGTGCGTACGTGCAAGGTCGGCCGTCTTTGCCGTTGCCGCCTTTTCTGTCGCCGCGGTCTGGGCCGTCGCTTCGCTGGCGGCTTTCTGCTCGGCCTGCGCGCGCGCCGTCGCTGCGGCGACCTCAGCATCAGCTGCGGCCTTCGCCTGTGCCGCTTTCTCCAACGCCCCCGCATCGGCCATTGCTGCGGCCTTGGCGCGGTCCGCCTCCGCCTTCTCAGCGGCTTCGCGCGCGCGCCGTGCTGCGGCCTCCGCGGCTTCGGCTGCAGCGCGCTGGCGAGCTTCTTCCTCGCGGGCTTTGCGGGCTTCTTCCTCGCGCGCGATGCGCTCGGCGTCGGCCTTCTTCTTGAGGTATCGGCCGCCGCGGCTCTCGAGATCCGTCTTGAGCGTGAGCAGGCGGTTTTCAAACGCCTTGAAGAAGGTTTGCACCGTGGTGCCGGCGTCGAGGTAGGGCCGCTTCTCTTGGTCGCGGACCTCGTCGCAATGCTTGGCGCCGGCGCGCAGATTGGGCACCAGCGCATTGACGATGGCGAGGTCCTCATCGTCTTCAACGACGGGGGCGACGTCCTTCGCTGTAGCCTCAAGTTCAGCCACGAACTTCTCGATATGCGCGAAGTCCTTCGCGAGCTGGTCGGCGGTGATGAGCGCGGGCCGGTTGTCACCAATGGCAAGTCGGTCAGACATTAACGTGCCCCCAGGTTGTCCCATTCTTGATGTGTGAGATTGTTCGCCTGGAAACACCAAAGTCACAGCCAATCGGCGTACTCCTTTCTCCGCTTGCAATGCGTTTCTTGATTTCGCAAACCGCTTCTTCATTCAATTTTGCCATGCTGTTACCCTCACCACACGAGAGCCCTTTGGCCTGATAAGCCGCACGACCAGCGGCCGCGCGAGTTTTAAATTCTGGGTCGGCGCTGCGCTTGCGCATGCGTTCGGTATTCGCTTTGGTGAATTCCGGGTCAGCGTGAAGCTTAACTAAAGCTTCAGCACGCGCCTTGATGAATTCCGGATCGGCATTTTGCTTCCGCGTACGGTCGGAATTAGCCTTCCTAAATTCCGGGTCGGCAGAGCGCTTTCGCATGCGTTCGGAATTGGCCTTCCTAACCTCCGGCTTTCGCAAACCTTCAACTCTTGCTTTGGAAAACTCAGACTCAGGATCGGTGAGTTGTTTTCGAAAGCGTTCGACGCGCGTCGCAGTAATCAAACATCCAGACGCGCCATCGCCACCGTCAGTAAGATTGCAAAGAGTGCCCAAGCCAAGATCGCGTCGTCCATATTGGGCGATCAATTCGATTTCGCGCTGAAAGGCTTCGGTCTCGACATCGAAATGGCCGACGATCTCAATCTGCGGTTCCAAGCCAGATTTGTGAAGTTTGCCAAAGACGCGACGGAGCAATGGATTCCTATGGTCGAGGGCTTTGCGCCAATGCACGTGTACTCGTCTACCTTTGCCTTTGCCGACGTAGATCGGCTGCAAGTTTTTACCCGGGCGCGGGTCGCGCATCACGTAGGTGTAGAAGGTCATCAGTTTGCTGCCAAAATTTTGATTGCGCGGTAAGTGGTGGCTTTGACATAAAATTCTGCGCGATTAACGGTGATGTTCGAGATGCGCCGACCATCGGCGAGGCGCGCGAAGCGGGCAGGGCCCATCTTCTCGTTGATGCCGGTTTTGGCGACCTTCTCGCGCGTCTCGGCATCCTTCTTGTCGGCGCGCGCGCGCTCGAGGTCGGCCACGAGCTGCGGCGCCATGTTGTCCGCGCTCAAATCGATTTCGCTGCCGTCGTCTTTCGGGAAAAGCTTGGCGATCAGCGCGCCATCCTTCCCATAGTCGGGGTCGGGCGGCGTTCCCGCCTCGATGCGGCGCCAAAACTCGGCGACCTCGTATTTCAGCCGATCGATGATGCCTTCGTGCAGCGGGATGGGGATGAGTTCGATCTCAACACCGAAGCTGACGCGCATCGGCGCGACGGCCGCCCATTCGGCGCCGGTCAGGTACGCCTCGATGAGGGCTTGCACCACGATCCACAGTGGCGGATCGACGACGCCGTTCTCTCCGCGCCAGTCGCGGCGGAAGATTGAGGGCTCGACATTTTTTATTTGGATTACGCCGAGCCGTCCTTTGGCGTCCCTCGCCAGCACGTCTGGCGTAGCGCCAATGCGCGCCTCAGGATCGAGATAATACGTCCCTACCGGGTATTCTTCTAGCGTAATGGCGGGGTAATCTTCTCGGATCAACTGAACCGCGACAGGCTCCAAAAGCCTTCCGCGCTTCATCGGCGCCGTCTCTTCGACGTCGTCGGCGACCAATCCGGCCTTGACCATGTGCAAGCTATAGGGGGTCCAGTGGGGATGGACGCCGAGCAGGCCGCCACCAACGGACCCGGTGATGGCGAACGCCCGGAGCGGGTGAACCCGTCCGTCCGTCATGGGGTGACGTTCGATCATGACGGGTGCCCTTCCTGTCCAACCACCTCCGGATCTTTGTAAATCAGTTTGAAACATTGACGCATGAGATCGAGCCATAGGTTCCGCTCGGTCTCCGGCCAGACGCTGCCCACTTCCGGTAGACGGGCAATGAGCGCTCCAATGATCGGATCGACTGCGTATCCGGGCGTCATCATTTCAATCGCTCTTCACGGTGTAGGTGCCGGTCAGGTTCGGCGATGCGGCTCCGCTTGACGCCGAGCGATCCATCGCCCGACCATTCGAGCCAAGTCCTTTCGGCGGGCAGAAATGCACCGGCGATTGATGGCTGGAAGCTGCGAAGCATCTGGCTGCGCAGGCACCAACTCAGTTGTTTGATGGCCGTTACTTCAAAGCAGTGGAATTCTTCGCGGAATTGCGCGAGCAGTTCCGGCTCAAGATGCACCTGCCTCTGTTTCACCAGCAGCATCATGTCCTTCACGATGCGATAAGCGAGCGGGGTCATGCGATCCACTCCCGCTCGGCTTCGGTCGCGTTGGCAGCCGCGCGTATTGGCGCGTAGAGATAGTCGGCGGCGACATCGACAAACGCCGACACGAACTGCTGGCAGTCGACCTTCTCGCCGGCGACGAGGTGCTGGTTGAGATCCTCGACCACCGCTTTGAGATACTTGAGGTAATTTCCGGTCACCGCGCGGACGTGCATCTCGCGCAGCCCGATGTCGGTTTCGTCGGCGCCGCGGGCGGTGCGAATGACAGTGGGCTTCGCCGCCGCGAGCTTGGCGATCAGTTCGGCGTGCGCCTGATGCGGCGGCGACAGGGCGGGGCGCGCGGGGCGCTCCGTCTGCGGCTCAGGGCCGAGCAGCTCGTCGGCGGGGTTGGTCGCCCTCCAGGCGTCGTAGGATCTCATGGCCCTACGCCCCCACCGCGACGGTCTCGCCCGCCTCGTCCGGCACGCGGACCGCGACGGCGGCGATTTCGGGCGCCGCCATGGTCACCATCAATTTGACGGTCCTGAATGCTTGGCCGCCCATGCTTTCTTGGCACTGGGACAGCGCGATATCGGCGTCGATATCGGCGACGTAATCGCCGTCCTCGTTGAGGCAGACGAAGACTTCGAGGTCGTGGAGTTTCGGCATGGGCGGCTCCCGGTGAACGTGGGGAGCAGTGCTACACTACGTAGCAGAGGCCGTCAACTACGTTTTGTAGCAATTCAAAATTGTTTGGCTAATCCGGCTTGTTTCAGCACTGCGTTCGCCAAGTGGCGGGATGCAATCTTGCTGTCGACCGGGAAGCGCTTGTTGGAAACCGGGCTTTCCCAGATTTCATGGTCGCCCTTCCCCGATCTGACGACAAAACAACCGGCTTCACGCAGAAGTTTTTTTAACGCCGGGGTAAAATTATTCATGCCACGCGCGTGTTCACGACGCTGAATTTGTGGGCCACGATGCTGAACGGAATTTCCGTGTCCGGGTACGCTTCTGCCAAAAGACTTCGCAGCACAATTGGGATTCGTTCCAGCAATTCGTTCAATGTAGGAGCACCAGTTGCTAACGCGTGGCGATCGTCAATATCCGCGGTGGCCCACCAGGATTCGGAGTCGGGATCAAATTCAGCCTTAATGACGATCAGCATTGGCACAGGCTTTGATCTCTTGAAGGCATCGGGTGGCACCAAGTTTTTTCCGGTCAACAAATAGGCATCCGAGACATTGATGTCAATCGGCGTCCGAAGTTGACCCCCGATCGGCGTGCAAATTTGACCCTCCTGCGCATGAGTTTTCGGCCATTTGAGCCCGAAGCTGCGCAGCTTCAGCCTCAAGTGTCGGTCGTTTTTTTGGGTCAGGATTGATGCTGATGAGGGGTCAGAACTTGGCGCCGTTCTACAGTGCAGTTCCTTTGTTCGATCTGGCGCGTTCCTTCGCCCCGACCTTGCGATCGCGCGCGGCCAGCGCGCGCAGACGCCGTCAAGGTCGGCCGTCGCTCCAACCGTGCGGCACACTCCGCCGTCGCCAGGCCGCACCTTGCCGGTGGCGAGCACGCTGGCAGGCTAAGTGCAAGTCGGGCAGCGATCATGTGGGCGCTTGGCCGGAGCGGGCAAGCGCGTCAATTGCGGTTCTTGAAGCGCCAGCTGTCGTTGCCGGTCTCGATGATGTCGCAGTGGTGCGTGAGCCGGTCGAGCAGTGCGGTCGTCATCTTGGCGTCGCCGAATACGGTCGGCCACTCGGCGAAAGCAAGGTTTGTGGTGACAATGATAGAGGTGCGCTCGTAGAGGCGGCTGATCAGGTGGAACAGCAGTTGGCCGCCACTCTGGGCAAATGGCAGATAGCCCAGTTCGTCGAGGATCACCAGGTCGACGCGTGTCAACCCGTCGGCGATGCGGCCGGCCCGACCGAGCTTGACCTCGGCCTCGAGCTTGTTGACGAGATCGATGACGTTGAAGAAGCGCGTCTTCTTGCCCGCACGAATGCAGCTTCTCGCGATGGCGATAGAAAGATGCGTCTTGCCGGTGCCAGTTCCACCGATCGCCACGACGTTGCGCTGCTGAGCAAGGAAGCCGCCGCCCGCCAGGTCGCGCACCAGTTGCTCGTTGATCGGCGTGCCGGCAAAGGTGAACTCGGCAAGCTCCTTGGCGAGCGGCAGCTTGGCGATCCCCATCTGGTAGCGAATCGAGCGCGCCTCCTTCTCCGCGATCTCGGCCTTGAGCAAGGCACCAATGACGCGCTCGATCCCGTGGCTGCGCTTGATGCCCGCTGTGACGATTTCGTCGTAAGCCCCCCGCATGCCAGACAGCTGCAGTTGGCCCATCATCTCCAGGATCTCAGACCGCTCCATGAGTACCTCCCACGGTGGCGGCTTCGACAAGCGCAGCGGTGGGGTGGGTCGGCAGCGGCCGTAGGCCATCATAGCGAGCGCAATCAGCCCGTGGCGGCACCGCCAGATGCAGTTGCGCCGGTGTAGCAACGGCTGGGGATGGTGTCGGCTCGCTGCGTCGCGCCAGGATGTTCAAGATGACGTCCGCGCTATGCGTCCCACCGGCAAAAGCCTCCGCACACGCCGCCTCCACCGCAGCAAGCCCGTCGGTGAGCACCGTGGTGAGGATATCGACCATCTGGCGATCGCCATCCGTTACGCCCTTGAGCTTGGCTCTCACCCGGCCGAGCGCGCCGGGCAGTTCCCAGTCCTTGAACGGCGCCCCGTTCCTCATGGCCCCGGGCTTCCTCGCCAGCACCGGCACGTAGTGCCACGGATCGTATTGGGTCTTGTTGCGGGCGAATGAGCGCGGATGCTCGCCGACGACCTCGCCGTCCTGCTTGAGTACGACGCTGTCCGCATAGGCGTAGATATCGACCGGACGGCCGACGGCCTTGGCCATTACCGAGTATTTGTTGTTGTCGAAGCGGACCAGACACGTCTTTGACACCGACGCCGAGATCGAGCGGTAGGCATCAAAAGGACCTCGATAGCCGACCAGATTCTTGCGCTCAGCCTCGAACACCTCGAAGATCGTCTGGTCTTGGAACTCCGGGTGAGCCTGCTTTCTGGCCCAGGCAATACACTCCGCGAGCAGCCAGGCGTTGAGGTCTTCCAAGCTCTTGAACCGCGGCCTGGGCATGAACACGGCCGTGCGAAGATTATCCACCTGCTTCTCGACCTGGCCCTTTTCCCACGCGGCACCAGGCGTGCACGCCGTGGGCTCGACCAAGTAGTGGCTGCACATCTGTAGGAAGCGCCTGTTGAACGCTCGATCCTTGCCCACATAGATCGCGTCAACAGCCGTTTTCATGTTGTCGTAGATGCCCCGCTGGCAGGCTCCCTTGAAGAAGGCAAACGCCGTGTCGTGGGCGTCGAATACCATCTCCTGGGCCTCGCGCAGGTAGGCCCGCACGAACGGCATCCGGCTGTGGCAGAGCCGCATGTGCGCCACCTTCACCTCGACCGTCACGCCGTCGAGGATCACGATCTCGTGGCTCCAGTCGAATTGATAGGCCTCCCCTGGCGCAAACGAGAGCGGCACAAACGCCGCCGCAGTTGCTGCCGCATGCTGTTGGCGCCAGCGCTGTGCGTACCGGCGAACTGCGTCGTAGCCGCCCGCATAGCCTGCTTCCTGCTGCAGCTTCTCGAACACCCTCTTCGTCGTCAGCCGCTCGCGCTTGGACTTGCCTGCATTCTCTTCAAGCAACTTATCGAGCGGCTCGACAAAAAGCCCAAGCTTCGGCAGCGGCTGCGCCTTGCGTAGGTAGACCGGCGCCGTCTCTCCGCTCCGCACGATCGACCGCACGGTGTTCCGCGCCAGCTTCAGCTCACGCGCAATCGCCTTGATCTTCTTCTTCTGAACCCAGTAGGCCCGCCGAACTTTGCCAATCGTCTCCACCGTCACCATCCTCGTCTCGCCTCTCATGCGATGAACGCACCAGAGGTCATCTTCAGACCAAGGGGTAAGGGGTCAGTTTTCGACGCCGATCACCCCCAGACGGGGGGCAATTTTCCACGCCGCGCAACAGACATTGAACTTCCGTCCATAACGATCCGCATCCTCTGGGCCATAATCTCTTCCACCGGGCTCCTCGGCGCGCTCATGTGCATTGTAAGTCGAACGAGAGATGCCCAGTGCGGTCGCGGCTGCGCTAGCCGATCCATAGCCGGCCGCAATCCGCGCTTCTCGCAGTCGTTCCCCTCGTGTGGACATGCTTACCACACTAGGATTCATGTTGCTACAGTTGGTAGTTGACCCCGTGTGCTACACATTGTAGCAATAGCCGCCATGCACACGATCGACGACCTTATGAATCTTTGGCCCACGGTCGCGGAATTTGCTCGGGACATCGGGATCAAACCCACGCACGCCCAGACGATGCGGGTGCGCGGCAGCATTCCAGTCGAATATTGGCCAAATATCCTTGCGGCAGCAAAGGCCCGCAAATTAAGCGGCATAACTGCGGACACACTGATGAAGTTGCACGTAGGCGCTGAGGCGACATCATGAGCGCCATCAGCATCGGCGGGCGCCGGAACGCAAATTCCGTCACCGGCCAACTGGTCGGTAATGACCGACCAAAGCGCCGGTCGATTTCGCCCGTCATGCTCGCAGCGCGCAGCTTGTGGCCGCGCAAGACGGCGGCCGAATTAGCAGAGCTTACAGGTGCTTCGCTCCGCACCGCCGAACGATGGCTTGCAGGCGAGCGCACGCTATCGACGGACGCGCTGGCGGCACTGATCCGCTCCGAACGCGGGCTCGATTTCCTGGTCGCACTGATGGCTGACGCCGAGCCTGTCTGGTGGCGGCGGGTCAAGGCTTATTTCGCCGCGATCGATGCGCAGCGGCTGCAACGCGCGGCGCGCCGCAGGCTCAGGGAGGCGATCGATGCTGACACCGCGCTCTCCGCCGCCATCGGCCGTGCGGATGCCCTTCTTGTTCAGGACGAGGAATTTTATCGCGAGCAAGGTGATGCGCTTCGCGCGGTGGCTCGCGGTCCTCATCGCACCTTGGCTCGCAAACGATAGGGCGAAGGTGCTCAATGAAATGGATACTACCCCACAAACCAAATGACATGAACCTCACGACCTGGGCCGCATTATTGGCGCGGTCCAAAGGGCAGTGTGAGATTTGCTGCGCAACTCAGTGCGACAGCCGCCTTGAAGTTGACCACGTCAATTCACGCGGGTTGGGAGGAGAAACCAGTTTAGCAAACTGCCGATTAATCTGTAGAAAAGCAAACCAGGAGAGAGGAATGACTTACGATCCAAAATGGAGTAAACAGAGCTGGTTTGATGGCGCTTTCAGGTACGCTGGTCTGCGGCAGACGCAACAATTCAATGTCGACAATGTGTTTGAGAATGGCGAGCTGTTTATCGGTGATTTGCGCAACAAACTACTCGGCAATGTCTCGTTGCTGGCGCTGACTTGCGGTGCCGGCAAAACCGTTCTGATGTTGGCATTTCTATTCGCCATTTGCGAGGAAGTGAATAGGCGTCAGAAGGTCTCGCCGCGACCCTCAAAGGTGTTGTGGTTCTGTCATCAATCTCAGATCGGCCGGCAGCTTATGTCCGACCTAAAAGCCGATATCGGTAACCATCGTTTGGTAGCCACATTGCCCAGCATAACAATTTGCGATGAAACTGGCGATTTGGATCGTGGCCCAGGTCACCACGATATAGTGATTTCCTGCCCTCACGCTTTATGGGGAGGCAAAAACCAGCGCCGGTCCGACATTGAGATTGAGTCGCTGCTTGCGCAATATGACGTCATCATCTGGGACGAGTGCGATTTTGCCCGCGATCAGATCGACCGGCTTGTGCGATTGTCACCGCACGCGCTGAAGTTCGGATTGACCGCCGCGCCGATCGACGCGGATGGCAAATTCATCCGCAACAACTTTGTCCTGGCGGCGACTGCAAGTCATTCGACGGTCTTTCGCGAGGATAGCTGTCTGGCACCAATGTTGCCATGGCAGTCCGCATTGGATCGCGGCTATGTGCAGGCTGTGAAGCATGACGGCTTTAGCCGGGACGTTTCGGGCGTCGAGCACCTAGAGAAAGGAGCACATGGGGAAAAGTATTCATTGCCGGGGACCATGTCGGCGATACGTCAAGCAGTCCATGACTGCATCGAACATGAGCGAGAGATACGGCAAAAATGGTCGTCTCATTGGTTCTCGCCGCATATCTTTGTTGCCTGCAACGGAATCGATGAAGCAATCGAGTTATGCCAGCAGACGGCGTTAGACCTATCGCTTATGGGGCTATCTCCCAACGATGGTTGGTACCCGACCTATATGGTAAGCAGCAAATCAATTACTGGCGGTAAGAAGTCGAGTGAACACAACCGCCCGAAGAATGAATCGAGTCTGTTCTACAACAATCCCGACATGAAACATCCATTCATGCTCGCGCTCGACAACAACGGGCGCTGCGTGCCGGGATCGTCGCGTATCATATTTGTGGTCGACATCGCGGTGCGTGGACTCAACCATTGGGGGCTCAAGTACGTCGTTGACGTAAAGCGGAGCGCCTCTTGGAGCGAACAAGTACAGACGATTGGCCGCACATCACGCCTGCCCGCACATTTGAAAGAAATGCGCGAGGCTGAGATGTTCGATTGGTTTTGCCATCCTCGCTGGTATTTTCCCCACCCAGGCAACGAAGACAAATGCCCCAGCGCCGCGGCGGACGCCTGGGAATTCATATTGCAAATGGACGCCAGGCTGGAGACTTCCGGGCTGCTGTCGTGGAGCGATCTGATGAAGGGCCTGGAGATCGAGCCGATCGAGGGGCCTGTGGACGCGAACGCACCGTTCACTCTCATGGACCGATTGCAAATCGACAACGAGTTGGGCTCGCTCATAAAGCAAGGAAAGCAAGTAACGCCGGAGGATGTTGGTAAGATTGTGTGCTCACTGCCGGATCCGCAATCGGAAAGCCGGACTGAATCCGCTGAAGAGCACATCCGACAAGTGCTTACCAGTCGCGATTACAGAGAGACAATCTTGCAGCCGCGTTTCGATATTCTCAGGCCAATATCGAGCGAGGCTCCCAAAGACATTGCCGATTACACGACTGATGAATTATGCGACTGGTACTTGCGTGACGGCAGCAATGATCCGGCTCTCGCTGAGTTGATCGGTACCGACCCGAACATCCGCAAGCTCGTTGCACAACAGAAACGAAAATACGACCAGCAGCATTTCAGGGCGGTGACCAAGATACGGCAACTGATCGCGGCCGACGGGAAACCCGGAGTCCTTACCAATGTCCGCAATGCGCTGCTTGCGGAGCTGACAAAGCAGGGGTTTGACTATCGGGTTATCATCGGACCAACCAGCAAAGCGGTGTACACCGCCGCCGCCAAGATGTGTGGACTGACTGGCTCGCATTCCACCGAAAACAACGGACCCCTGGACCGGCCCTGGTTCCATTACCAGTTCTCGATCCCATCCATTAAAAACAAACTCAAATCCCTGGCGCTTGCTGATCTCATCATGCGCGGCGTGGTCGGGCCCGCGCAGCACCTCTATGGCGATCTTTCGGAGGAGTCCGATGTCGCCTAAAAAGGTCCTTCTCAGCGACAACACTACTGTGGTGCAGAGATTCAAGCGCGCAGTAGAGGACTGCACGCTGCCTCATGTTCCGCAAATGATAAGGGAAATCTTGGAAACTGGCGCATGGCGCGAGCGCTATGAGCTGGGCAAGATCATCCGCTTCGATGATTTCACCGAATTCGTCACCGGCAAAAAGCCGGCGGGCTGTGGCTGGGACCCGGAGATTGTCACCACGCTGTTGCTTAAAGCCGAAGACACCGAAGCCCTGAAGCTATGGCAGAAAGCTATTCGAGCCAAGGTGGCAAACGAGATCGAGGAAAAGGATCGGGCTAATGAGAGCCAACAGGGGAAGCGCACCGACCTTGTTGATAACAAGATCGCCGTTATCAACGAAGTGGAGAGGCCCACCGGCACCTCCGCCGCTGCTGCGCTCCGCCGTCTCCGCAAGGACCGTCCCGAGATCCACGCCCGCGTGCTGGCCGGCGAGCTGTCGCCGCACGCCGGCATGATCGAGGCTGGTTTCCGCAAAAAACCCGTCCGCAAAAAGGTGTCTGCTTTCGACCGAGCTGCCAAACAAGCAGCAAAGCTGTCCGACATCGAATGGCAAACGCTCAAACGGGAAGAGGATGCGCGTCGTCTACAAACCAAGGCCGAGGCGGCAGAATGAAATTTCGCGCGCCCGTCTTTTGTAGCGGGCGAGAGGCAACAGGATGGGGGACGGCATGGCACAGGTCACTGTTTGGCACGCGGAGCGGGACGAGGCCCTGAGGCGTCTGCACGCCGAGGGCTTGTCTGCGGGCCGGATCGCCATCGAGCTCGACTGCGGGCTGACCCGCAACGCCGTGATCGGGCGAATACACCGTCTTGGTCTGTCGCGGCCGAAACCGCCGAAACCGCCGAAGCTGCGGCCGCAGCCCCGCCAGGCCGGCGGCGATTACACCATCGCTGGCCGCATCAACAGGAAACTGAAGCAAGAGCCGATGAGGCCGCCGGCGCCAGCACTTCCGGCCGAGGCGGTCCCGCGCAGGCCCCGACGACGGCGCAAGCAGTTCTTCGAGCTCAAAGAGAGCGATTGCCGGTTCCCGTTTGGCGAGCCTGGTTCGGGGAGCTTCTTCTTTTGCGCCGCCGAGACGCTGCCCAACCGCTCTTACTGCAGTGAACATTTTGCCCTGTGCTGCCCAGGCATCGCCGCCAGATCCAATCGCGCAGCGTGAGAGTGGCGATGGCAATGACCAAAGGCGAACGCGACCAGCTCCTGCAGCTCATCAAGAAGCGAGAGAAGGTCATGAAGGTGAAGGCGGCGGAGCGATCGGCGGCGCTGCTTGCCGAGTTTGACGCGCAGTCGGCGAAGATTCACCACTGGGACGAAGACGCCGTTTGGGCTCGTGTCCGTGAGGAAGCAGAGAAAGCCGTCGCCTCTGCACAGGAGGCGATACAGGCGAGATGCCGCGAACTTGGCATTCCCGTTGAGTTTGCGCCTGGCCTGCACGTCTACTGGACCGGCCGCGGTCAGAACGCGTCGCGTGAACGCCGTGGCGAGCTACGCCGAGCCGCAATATCCAAAATCGAAGCGATCGAGAAAGAGGCCATCTCGAAAATCGAGAGCATGAGCCTTGACGCGCAGACGCAAATCGTCGCGCACGGTCTGGAATCGGACGCGGCCAAGGCGTTCCTTGAAGCGATGCCGCTGCTCGAAACGCTAATGCCGCCGGTCGTTATGACAGAAATCCAGTCGCTCGTGGACGCGCGGCACAAGGTCGACAACCGGCGGCTGGCCTATCACTAGGAGACTGACGCAAATCCAATCGCGCAGCGTGAGGAGACCTAAAATGGGACGCCCGAAAAAATCCGCGAGCGAGACGCCTGATGTGCCGCCGACGAACGGCAATCACCAAGACGACGACGTGAAGGCGATGACTTTCTTTGGCTTCGCCAAGCGCTGGCAAGCCGCGAAGGACACGCTTGCGATTGTCGAGGAGGAGGCCAAGGCCAAGCTTGGCAAGCACGCCGTTCGCGATATCCGCACCTGGGCGCTGCTGAAGGACGAGAAGGGCGAGGAGAAGCTCAAGGAAAAGATCGAGGCGCAGATGCGTATTGCCAGGTGGCTTGGATTGGCCATGGGCACGCAAGCGGAGCTTTTCGGAGAGGACCGCACGCCGTCAGTCGACCGCGCCTACGCCGAGGGGAAACGCGACGGGCTCGCGGGCGACCCATGCAAGCCGGATTACGCTCCAGAGCTCGAGCAGTACCGCCTTTACATGGATGGCTTCCATGAGGGCCAAGCCATTTTGGCAAAAGGCATCAAGCCACTTGCTGATGGTGACGAGCGCGACGTGCGCCCCGGCTTCATGCAGCGCGCGGAGGCGGAGAAAGCGGGCATCGGCGGCGCGCCGGCTACGCATAAGGTGGTCAAGGCGCAGGCGCACTGATTGCCATGACCCGCATCACCATCACGCTTCCTGGGGAGCCGCGCGGTAAAGGCCGCCCGCGCGCGCGCATCGCTAGGTCGAGGGCTGGGGCGCAGTGACCATGATAACCAAAACCAATATCGTTGCGGGGCAGCGTTTCGGCAAATTGATTGCCGGAAAGCATGCTGGGTCAAGCCCAAGGGGCCACGCGCTGTGGCACTGTCTTTGTGATTGTGGCGCCGATGTTGTCGTGTATGCGACCAATCTTCGGCGCGGTCTTTCTAGTTCATGCGGCTGTCAGCGGCGGGAAACGATCGCAAAGCGTCTGCTTGATCTAAGGGGCCGGAGGTTTGGAAAGCTTGTCGTAATTGAGCGTAGTGAAAAACGGCCGACGACACACTGGCTGTGCAGTTGTGACTGCGGACTTCAAAATGAGGTGAGGACTGGTCTGCTCCGGAATGGCGGCACCAAATCTTGCGGGTGCCTCGCCAAGGAGGTGTCTGCAACTACGGGACGCCTTAACGCCACTCATGGGAAGCGCAAAACGCCAGAGTACGGTATCTGGAATTCAATGAAGCAGCGGTGTCAGAACCCCGCCGTTGTCCGCTTTCAAGACTATGGGGGCAGGGGCATCAAAGTCTGCGAGCGATGGAATAATTCATTCGAGAATTTTATTGCCGACATGGGCGCACGCCCATCTCATAACCATTCGATCGAGCGCGAAAACAACGACGGCAACTATGAGCCGGGCAATTGTCGATGGGCGACGCGATCAGAACAAGCCCGCAATACGAGACGCAGGAGGGTGGCTTGAGAATTACCATCCTCTTGCCAGGACAACCGCAAGGTAAGGGTCGCCCGCGGTTCCGTCAGATCACGACGAAAGCAGGTGCGTCGTTCGTGAGCGCGTACACACCGACGAACACCCGCTCCTACGAGTCGCTCCTCCGCGATGCCGCGCAACAGGCTATGGGTGATAAGCCCCTATGCGATGGCCCGCTGAAGGTGAAAGTCGCTGCGTTCTTTTCGGTCCCGCAGAGCTGGAGCCGAAAGAAGCGTGAGCAGGCCCTGCGCGGCATCCTGCGCCCCACTGGGCGTCCCGATTGGGACAACCTCGTCAAGATGCTTGATGCGCTCAACGGCATTGTGTGGCGCGATGACAGCCAGATCGTGCAGGGCTTCGTGTCAAAGTCCTACGCCGACAAGCCCGGCCTGCTGATCGAGGTGCAGGGGGCCATCAGCATTGCTGACATAGCGCCAACGACCGAGCCGCTCCTGTGGGGCGAGCAGGCGAGGGGGGCCGCATGACCGATACCATCACCGCGGCCGACAAACTTGCCTGCGCTGAACGCGAATTGAAAATGCGAACGCGCGTTTATGAGCGGTGGGTCACGGAAGGCAAAATGTCCGCCGGCAAGGCCGCCCATGAGATCGCATGCATGGCGGCAATCGTGCAGGACTACGTTGCGGCGGCAAAGGGGGAGCGGCTGCTATGACAATCGCACCACGACCGAGCGCCATGGTGATTATGGAGGCGACGACGTGAACCCGGACTTTGAGCATAGGCTTTTGACAAGCATGGTGCCGAGTGTCTCGCTCTGCTACCGGGGCATCATCGATACGCTGACTCCGATGTGTGGGAGCGAGATCGAAATCCTACTTGGTGCTGCCGTCACGGCGTCGCTCAGATTCAATTTTCCAGACGTATCTGTTCTGTGCCCGTTTGGGGATATTGGGAAGTGGCAGGATAAGCGCTGCATGATGATTGTGCCACAATACCTGTTTGAAAATTACAGAATTGACTTCGCGCTCATCGGCAACCGACCGAACGACAATTTTCGGAAGATGATGTTCATCGAATGCGATGGGCACGACTTCCACGAGCGAACCAAGGATCAGGCGGCGCGCGATCGCAAGAAGGATCGGGATATTCAGATCGCCGGCGTTCCGCTTTTGAGGTTCACCGGCTCGGAGATATTCCGGGACCCATTCGAGTGTGTCGTTCAGATTTGCAAACTGTATCAGAAGCTAAAGGACGACCACGATCAATGAACCGCCCATGGATGAAATTCTATCCGGCGGATTGGCGCAGCGAGCCGCGCTTGCGGATGTGCTCGCTCTCGGCTCGGGGGCTTTGGATTGAGATGATGTCCTATATGCACGAGGGTGAGCCCTACGGCCATTTGCTGATCGATGGCAAGCCGCCGGACGTATCGGAAATATCGGCGCTCGTGGGTCGCCCCATAAAGGAGGTAACTAAGGCGCTCGACGAACTCCGAGGACGTGGCGTTTTCAGTACGTCGGAGGCGGGTACGATATACTCCCGTCGCATGGTCAGGGATAAGGCCAAGGAAGCAACAGACCGCAAGAATGGAAAAGGGGGAGGTAATCCTAAGCTAAAGCCACCGGAAAACGGGTTGGTTAACCAAGAGGCCAACGGGGGGGTTATCCCCCCCGATAAAGCCCATATGCTAGAAGCTAGAATCCAGAAAGAATCTAGAAAACAAGATGCCGCTTCCGCGGCCGCTGACGCGGCACCGAATTTTGAAAACGGACACGACCCACCAACGCCGGAAGCCGAGCTTTTCAAGCGCGGGAAAGCCGTTCTTGGGAAAACCTCCGGCGGCTTAATTCGCAATCTTCTCAAGGCGAAAGGCGGAAATGTAGCCCTCGCAAGGGCCGCTCTCGAAACCGCTTCGACCAAATTCGATCCCCGCGAATACGTCGTGTCCGCTACTCGTGGCGACCCGGATATTTCTGCGAAGGAAGCTCTACGGCTGAGCGGGAATGCCTGGTGAAATGCAAAATTCCGATGACGTTCTTCGCCAACTTTCCACCGTCGGCGTCCGCCAAAACTTCGCCGGCACCCGACAATTTCGCTGCCCTCAGTGCAGCCATACCAGACGCAAGAAAACCCAAAAATGCCTCTCGGTCACGGTGACGGGCAATGAACTTTTGTACTTCTGCCACCACTGCAATTGGGCAGGCGGCGTCACGGATGACCCTGTCGGACGACGTCGCCAACTGGGCCAAAACCGAACGCGGCATCAGCCGGGAGACCTTGGAACAGCTCGGCGTCGCCTCCGGTACAATCTACTTTCCTGACCTCAATCGGAAGTCCGAGGGCATCGTTTTTCACTACCGTGACGGCTGGAAGGCCAGGGCAGTTCCAGAAAAATCCTTCGTCGCCGGCAAAGGTCTCAAACTCAGCTTCTGGGGCGAGGACGACGCGCTCGCGGACCAGCCAGAAACAATTTTCCTGGTCGAAGGCGAGCTCGACCGCTGCGCCCTCGTCGAGGCCGGAATTCCCCGCGGCAGTGTTCTGTCAGTTCCAAACGGGGCCAAGCAGCGCAGCGCTGAAGCACCATCGGAATTGAGAGGGTATTCCTACGTCGATGAAGCGCTTAAGGCTGGCCTCAACCAGGCCAAGAAGTTCGTGTGGTGCGGCGACGGCGACGATGCCGGCCTGTCACTCCGCGCTGACATGGCCAGGCTGCTCGGTGCGGCACGGTTCTGGTTTGTCGACTGGCCGGAAGGCTGCAAGGACGCCAACGATGTCCTCCGCACCGAAGGCGCGCGCGACCTACGCGACCTCGTAACCGAAGGGTCGCTGCAGTGGCCAGTCGCCGGGCTCTACCGCCTCGGCGAACTCCCCGAGCCACCGGCGCTGACGCTATGGGACCCAGGATTTTCGGAGTGGGAAAGCAAAATCAGGCTCGCCCCGCGTACGTTGTCGGTCGTTACTGGCCACGCCGGAATGGGCAAAACTCTCCTCTGGACGCAAGTCTGGTTTCAGATCGTCCAAGCCTATCGCCTGGTGTTGTTCGCCGCCACTTTCGAGACACGGCCGAAGCCGCATATGCGCAAACAACTTCGGACGCTCTTCATGGGCAGGCACGAACGCGATCTGGACGACGATGACAAGCGCAAGGCCGATGGCTGGATCAACGAGCACTATCTTTTCGCCGTCCACCCTGAACACCGGCAGACCTTGGAGTGGTTCCTGGACCTCGCCGAAATTGCGATCGTGCGCCACGGTGCCAAGGTGATCACGCTGGATCCTTGGAATAGGCTCGAGGGTTCGCGGGAGCGAAACGAACGCGAGGATGAGTACATCGCGCGCTGCCTGCGCACGCTGTACGTGTTCGCCAATGACATGAACTGCCACGTCCAGATCGTAGCTCACCCCGCAAAAATGGATGGCAATCGGCGCGGCGGGCCCCCGGGCCTCGAAGACATCGCGGGAGCCAAACATTGGGAAAATATGGTCGACCAGGGCTTCGTCGTGCACCGCCCTGAGATTTTCGACGGTGTGAACCGCAAAACCGAGGCTGTGCTCTACCATCGCAAGGCCCGGTTCGACGAGCTCGGATATCCCTGCAAACTCGGCCTCCAATACAACCTCGCGACGGGGAGATACCGGTCCACGGATTACGACACCGGGGCTTACTCATGAGCACCCCACCAACCCAACAAAGCCGCGTGATGCAACGATGCCCCGCCTGAGCACCATCGCGATCGACGCATCCCGCGCCGTCACGCCAGCGGCATGGTCCGCCGACTGGGTACAGCAGCGGCTCATCGAGGCGTACGCTGTCGAGCGCCGGTTGCCGCACGCGCGCCGCCGCTTGTTGATTGCCAGCGCCTGGCCCAGCATGAAGGTTGAGTTCTCGGACATTGTAGGGCGTGCCGATGACGACCGGAAGGAACGGTTCCATAGCTGGGAGTATGCTCAGCTCGGCGCCTCCGCGGCCGACATTTCCCGCATGGAACAGGCTCACGATTGGTTGAGGGTATTCCTAGCCCCATATCCCGAGGAGCGGCTGTGCCTCAGCCATTGGGCCGCGTCTGCCGCATACCGGCGATCTCTGTCCAGGTTGCTAAAGCTACGCCGGTGGTCCCGGTCCACGTTCTATCGTCGGGCCACAGCAGGAGCCCATGTCATTGCGTTGGAACTCACCCGCCAAGGCGTGCCGGTGGTGTAGCAGCGAAAGATTATTACCAAATATTGATTTATCGTGAAACTATGGTACAGAAAAAACAGCCTCTGGCTGGTTCAATGGGCTGGAGCGCCCTTACCCGTCCCTATCCTCCAAACAACGCACCAGCGGCCTTCTCTGGCCGATTGCGGGCCTATCCACGATGACCAAGGTTCGCAGCATCACCCCGGTGATCCGGGCCGTGGACACCAGGACCACCAAGCTACCACCCAAGCAGATCGATCCGATCTACAATAGCCCGCAGTACATAGCTTGGCGTGCCGAGATCACGAGCCGAGCAGGCCGTCGGTGTGAGGCGCGGGACGAGCATGGGCGTAGGTGCACCAAGGCGTGGCCCGAGCATCGTGTGTACGCTGACCACATAGTAGAGTTGAAGGATGGTGGTCAACCATTTGATATTAATAATGGAATGGTCCTTTGTGCATCGCATCACGAGCGCAAGACCTTCCGTGTACGTGTTCAACGGTTTGCCTCGGCAGTCCGTGAGGGCCTGAAACGATGAGGGGGGGGTGGATGCGAATTCAAAAACCATTCCGAGGTATAAC